ATGACGAAACCCAAGACCGGCCGAGGTAACCCCGCGACGTCGGGCCCACGGACCGCGGCGGCGCGCGCGAACAAGCAGGCGAAGGTGCTCGACTCGTTCGTGTCCGGTAAGACGTACGCCGAGATCGCCGCCGAGCACGGTTACTCATCGCGGGCGTCGGCGTACAACGCGCTGCAGGATGCGCTCAAGGCCCGCGCGAAGGAACGCGCCGAACTCGCCGACGTCGCACTCGAGATGATCCTGTCCCGCTACGACAAACTGCTCGAGGTGCACATGGCGCTCGCCGTCGACACGTCGGACACCCTCGCCGCGACCCGCGCCGCACGCGTTGTCCTCGAAACGTCGGACCGCTACGTCAAGCTGCTCGGACTCGACCAGCCGCAACGACACGAGGTGGTCGTCACCCACGACGACGTCGACCGCGAGATCGCCGAACTGACCGCCGCGCTGATGAGCAAGGCCAAGGCCGACGGCGCCGCCCTCGACGTGCCGGTACTTGAGGCGCTCACCCGGCTGCCCGGCGACGACGCACCGTGACCGTCGATGACGCCCCGATCAACCTGCCGAGGCTCGAGAAACTCAAGCTCAAGCGGCGGCTCGCCGAGCTGTGCGCGCAGTCGGGCATCGCGCTCAACGACACCACCTCGCCCGGGCAGATGGCGGTGCGTCTCGACCCGCAGACACAGGTGCAGGCACCGCACCTCGAGGTGATCGACGCTGAACTCACCCACATGCTCGCCGTGCCGAACGCCCGCGTGATGGTGTTCACGCCGTCGCAGGTCGGCAAGTCGACGCGGGTCGCGCAGTGGTTCCCGTTCTGGTGGCTCACCATGCGGCCCCGCGATCGCATCCTGATGGCGTCGGCAGAGGAACGCCTCGCCCTGCGTAACGGCGCCGCGGTGCGCGAGCTGGTGCGGCAGTTCGGCGCCGAGTACGGCGTCAACCTCAACCGCGACGAGGGCTCGAAAACCGACTGGTCGATTCGTGCCGGCGGGTCGATGAGGTCGCGTGGTCTGCGCGGCAACTTTTCCGGTCACCCGATGGATCTCGGCATCATCGACGACCCGATCACCAACCGCGCGCAGGCCGAATCGCTGCCGGTGCGTGACTTCGTGTGGGACTGGTACAGCTCGGTGTGGTCGCAGCGTAAGTCGCCGTTCTACCGCGAGGTGCTCGTCATGACCCGCTGGCACCCCGACGACCTCGCCGGGCGGCTACTCGCCCGCGATGGCCGCATCGAGGATGGCGGCGTGTGGCGGGTCGTGCACCTACCGGCGATCGCGATGCCCGAGGACCACGAGCGCGGCGTGTACGCCGACCCCCTCGGGCGTGAACCGGGCGACCCGCTGCCGCACCCGCTGATCACCCCCGACGATCCCGAGACGTGGTCGGGTGCTGCGACACACCGTGAGGCCCTTACGAATTGGTGGGCCAAGAAACAAGAGATGTCGACCTCGCGTGACTGGTGGTCGATGTCGCAGGGCATCCCCAACCCCGGCGAGGGTGCGCTGCTCACCGACGCGCAGATACGAGCGGCGACCGCCACCGCACCGCCGCTCGACGAGCTGCTACGCATCGTCGTCGCCGTCGACCCGTCCGGCGGTGAGGGGCAGAAACACGACACCGCCGGGCTCGTCGCTGTCGGGCTCGACACCGAACAGCATTCGTGGTTCCTCGAGGACCGCACCGCGGTGCTGACGCCGGTGCAGTGGCCGCGCGAGGCGTGCCTGATGGCGCACCAGCTCGGCGCGACGACGATCGTGTTCGAGTCGAACTATGGCGGCGGCATGGGCAAGCAGCTGATCGTGCAGGCATGGGATGCGCTCAAGCGCGACACCAACCCCGAGACCGGCGAACCGTACCTGCCGGCGGATGCGCTGTGCCCGATGGTCAAGGGTGTCGCGGCGAAGCAGAACAAGGTGCTACGCGCCGAGCCGATCGCGCAGGCCGTGATCACCGGGCGGGCGAAGTTCGCGCAGGGCATCAACCTGGCGACACTCAAACGCGAGTTCACGTTGTGGCAGCCCGGCTCGACGTGGTCGCCGGGCGCGCTCGACGCTGGCGTGCACGGCGCGACCGAGGTTCTGCCCGAGATGCCGGGCGGTGGCACGTTGGCGCGGCCGACGGGTAATCGGGCGTCGGGCCCGCGTGGCGCGTCGCAGATGGCGGGCCGTCGGCGGGCCGGTTGACGTAGCCGCACGGTGCGGCTACATTTAGCCGCATGACCACCACACAGAACCTCACCCAAACAACATTCCTCAACGCTCTCGGCGAGTTCCCTATGTCAGTAATAACTCCAGCGATGGCGAAGGCTCTCGACACGGTCGACGACCATGGGATCATTGAGTGCAGCACGGTGACGTGCCGCAAGCTTGTGCGGTACGGACTCGCCGAGGACAGTGTCCGCGGCGTGTTCCTGACCCGCTCGGGCTGGGACGTTCTAGCCACACTCCCACTCCCTGACGCGCATTCCACGCAAACTTGGGAGGTCGGCGAGCCGCGAATGAACTGGCGTAAAGCTCGCGTCGAAGGTTCCCGGCTCTCGGCATGGTCGTGCACGTGCGGAGAGACTGGTTATGCCGAGAGCGGGGCACTCGCCCGACTGGCTGCCCGTAATCACCGTTCACAAGCGTGACCAGTCATCGACTCGACCGTCGTCGAGCCGCAGCTCGCCCTGTTCTGACTTCCACGCGACGCGGCGTCGGTGTGCTGCACGTCCCGCACTACGACGGCGACGTGCCGCAGCTGCCGCCGCAGTTCGACATGCGCACGTTCTGTGAGCAGCTCGTCATCCGGGCGCAGCAGAGCAGGCAGACCGTCACCGCGCGGCTGATCGACCATCACGGTGCCCTCGTGCATGTGACCGCGCGGTGCGACGGTTCGTACGCGGTGCAGAACCTCAACCCACCGAATCCGTGGCCGACCGCCGACCCCGAACCGTTCGTCGACTGGGGCAGCAGCAGCGTACCGGCGGCGCGACCCGACCCGTTCACGCGCATGTTCCGGGCACTCGCCCGGTTCCTCGGCGCGGTACCGGGCGCGTTCCGCGACCACCGGTCGGCGGCGGTCGCGGCCACCCTCGTCGGCGTGTGGGTGCTCGTCGTCACCATCGCCGACAACCCCGCAGTGACCGCCATCATGTCGGCGCTGCTCGGGCTGGTGGCCGGCTACCTCACGACGTGGCCGCGCGTGCAATCCCGACGGCAGCGGCGAGCAGCCGAGCGCGCCGCGATCGCCGAGCGCGCCGACCGGCAGCACCAGCTGTACATGCAAGACCCCGAGGCGTACCTGCGCCGCATCGAGAGAGGCGAAACCCTGTGATCATTCAACGAGACCCCGGCGCCGCGAACCGCAGCGCACGCTGCCTGATGCACGGCGACGATCCGTGCAGTGTTCGCACCCGGCACTGCCCCGACCCGTACGTGCGTACCGAGCCCGGCGACGTACTGTTCGCGGCGATCCTCGGCGCGCTGTTTGTGCTGGTCATCTACCTCGGATGGCTGATCGCCGGATAAGACTTGCGTATCCGCACCGTGCGGCTATACGCTCACCATCGAAACACCCACCACCCACCGAAAGAGAGTCACACCATGAAGCGCACCATCACCGCCGCCGCAGCACTGCTCGGCGCACTCATCGCCGCAGTCGCAATCGCTGCCGCACCCGCTCAAGCCGTCACCACCGACCAGTACGACAACGTGCGTCTGATGATGTGCGGGCAGGGACTCGTCGAACTCGAGTTCACCAACTCGACGGGCGGCAGCTCGCAGGGCATCGTCGACCTCGACGAGTACACCAACGGCTGCTACTTCTACGACTCGACCGAGTATGACGAATATGGCGGCTACGTGTGGTCGATGATCACTGACGACGACGGCGGGCCCGTCAAGTGCGCCATCTGGGTCAATGGGGCGCTGGTGTCGCACTCGAACGACGACAGTCCGTACTACAGTTTCGCGACCTGCTACTGATCGCCTGATACTGTTCGACCTGTGGTCGGGCAGTGACCACAACCCAACACCGACGGCAGCCCTCGACCATCAGGTCGGGGGCTGTCGCCGTTTCTCGGGATAGTCTGACCAGCATGACCACCATTGATCCGCTCGTCGTGCTGCTCACCATCGCGTTCGCGTGGCGCGTCACACGCCTGCTCGTCGCCGACCAGATCCTCAAACCCGTACGTGACCGCATCGTCGTCAAGCTCGGGCCCGACCAGTGGTTCGCGTACCTGATCACCTGCCCGTGGTGCGCGTCGGTGTGGGTCGGTGCGGCGACGTCGGTGGCCGCGTACTGGTGGGCCGACACCCGCTGGTGGTTCATCATGGTGCTCGCGGGCACGATCTCGCTCGTGACCGGTATCGGCTCGACATGGCTCGACCCTGCCGACGACTGAACTAGGAGACCCTCGTGAGACGACGTCCCGAATCGACCGCGCTGCAGATCGTGCGTGACTCGGCGCCCGTGCCGTCGCCGAACAGCCTGATCGCCCGCGCCCGGCAGTTCGCGCCGTCGGCGACCACGGTGACCGCGTACCCGCTCGAGCCGGTGCGCGGCCCTCGGCATTCGTATCGTGGGCAGAGTCTGACGGCGGCGGCCGAGCTGATGAACGGCACCGAGACTCGCAACGGTCGGCAGGTGCCGCGGCAGCGTAAACGGCAGGCCGAGCAGTGGCAGAAAGAAGTGTGGGCGCTGCGCAACGAGTCGCCCGAGATGCGGTTTCTCGCCGACCGTAAGGCTCGGGCGGTGTCGCAGTGCCGCGTGTACATCGGTCACCACAAGGCCGGCGACATCGGCGACCCGAAACGTGTCGACGAGGGTGTCGTCGCGCAGCTGTCGCAGATGCTGTTCGGCAACCTGCCCGACGTCGAGCAGAAGCTCAAGCGGTACGCCCAGCACATCGAGCACAACGGCGAGTCCATATTCAACACCCGCGACGACGAGGACCACCCCGGAAGCGTGGTGTGGGACGTCCATTCGAGCGACGAGGTACTCGGCTCGAGGTCCGGGCAATACCAGATCACCGATGGTGTGAAACCGCGCCGCGTCGACGACGAGACCGAGATCCTCGCCCGGTCGTGGACGCCGTCACCGCAGTACTTCGCGCACGCTGACGCGCCGGTGAGGGCGTTGCTGCCGGTGCTGCGTGAGCTGGTGCAGATGACGAAGTACGTCGGCGCGCAGATCGACTCGAAACTCGCCTCGGGTGGCGGTGTGCTGCTCGTCGCGTCGGACGTGCAGCTGTTCGACAAAGACGGCAATGCCCTCAATTTCGCTGAGGAACTGCAGACGTACATGATGACCGCGATCGAGGACCGGGCGTCTGCCGAGTCACTCGCCCCGCTCGTCGCGCAGGTGCCGTGGATCGAGGGGCGGCCGATGGCCGAGGTGGCGCACCTGCTGACGTTCTCGGAAACCCTCGACCCGCACATGCACGAACGTCGCGCCGAGGCCATCCGGCGTATCGCGCTCGGCATGGATTCCGACCCCGGCGTGCTCGACGGCGCCGCCGGCATGAATCACTGGTCGGCGTGGTCGCTCGACGAGTCCGAGATCAAGCTCGGCGTCGCGCCGATCATGACGACGTTCTGCCACACGATGACCGCTGACATCGTGCGGCCGCTGCTCGCCGCGTCGGGTGTCCTCAACGCCGACGAGTTCTCGGTGTGGTTCGACACCAGTGCGCTCAAGCTGCGCCCGGACCGGTCGAAAGATGCGCAGTGGGCGTACGACCAGCGCATCCTGTCTGCCGAGAAAACGCTCGGCGAGATGGGGTTCGACGCCGAGGACATGCCGACACCGGCCGAGCGTGCGGCGCGGGTGCTGCTCGAGAACCTCGTGCCGTTGCTGTCGCAGTTCGGGCAGCAGCCGGGTGCTGCGGTGGAGATCCTTCGGTCGCTCGGTGTGGACATGCCCGCCACCACGGTGCCCGACGAACCGGCCGCCGCTACCCCACCGGGCGATGCGGCGTCCCCGCCCGCGGTGGCCGACAGCCCCGACAACTCGCCGCCCGACACGATGACCGACCCACCGCCGGCAGGAGCGTGACCCGTGACCATGACGATTGAGCAGCGATCGGCAGACTGCGACGACCTCGTCGCGGTCGCGGCGGTGTCCTACTTCGCGGTGCTGCGGGCCCTACAGTTCGCGTCGATGCGGTCCAAGGCGACCGGCCGCAACAGCCGTCACCGGTATCAGTGCGAGCAGTACCAGGTGCACACCCTCACCGACCTGCGGGCCGCCGGCGACGACTGGTCAACGCTGCTGCGCGGCGCGTGGGACATGCTGCCGGTGGTGCTTGTCGGCCCGACCGAACGCTACGAGCAGGTGTGCGAGCAGTACACGCGTGACCTCATCGAGCAGCGACGCGACCCCGACCGCGCCGAGCTGCACCGGCTACTCGCCGAGGCGTAGTGCGTGACGTCGCGGCCGAGCGCGCCGAGCAGCAGTGGCTGCTGCGTCGCTGCGAACGCCGCATCGACGCCGCCACACTGACCGCGATCGGTGCGTGGCTCGACGAGGTGCGCGTCGCGTTCTTCCAGGAACTCGGACTCAACCGGTACATCGTCGCCGCCGGCGACCCGCCGATGACACCAGCCACCGGCCACGCCGACCTCGCTGTCGACGCCGCGGTGCAACGCACGTGGGGCGTGTGGCAGAACCAGCTCGAGAATCAGATTCTGCCGACTGTCTCGATCGCGTTCGGTGAGGCATTCCAGCAGACCCGCCGAGCAGATCCGCGCGGCGCGTTCCAGCATCAGCAGCAGTACCTGGCCGAGGTGTCCGACCGGCTGCGTATCTGGCCGCAGGGCGCGTTCGAGGACATCAGGCCCGAGCTGCTCGAGGCGCTGTCGGATGCCGTCACGATCGACGAGATGACCGAGCGTATCGGCCGGGTGTTGAACATCGACGCCCGGTCGCGTGAGTTGCGGGCCCGCATCAACGAGGTCGAGCAGGCGCTCGCCGAGCCGAACCTCGACCGGGCGACCCGCGGCGAGCTGCGGGCGCTGCGTAAATCGTTGTGGGAGGAACACGACGAGTCGCTGAACGAGTGGCAGTGGAAGGCGCGGCGCATCGCGCGCACCGAGTCGCACGGCGCGGTGTCTGCGGGGCAGCTCGCTGCGGCCCGGGAGCGGGAGCAGCAGACCGGTGTGCGCATGTGGAAGCGGTGGCTGTCGACCGACGACACGCGTACCCGCGCAACGCATCGCGTCGCTGATGGGCAGACCTGCCCGCTCGACCAGCCGTTCCGTGTCGGCGGGTTCCTGCTCGAGCATCCTGCCGATTCGATCAGCGTCGCACCGCACGAGGTGATCAATTGCCGCTGCACGATGCTGCTGTACGACGACGACGAACTGCAGGACGAGTTCGACGATCAGGGCGGCAAGGGCCCGGTCGAGCCGGGTGGGGTGCGTATCGGCCCGGATGACGCCGAGCGCGCCGATGAGGCTGCGCTGCAGGTCGCCGAACGCGAGGGCCGGGTAAAGCCGCAGGTCGGGCAGCGCGGCGAGGACGCGGGACAGCAGATGCCCGACACGCCGGTCGACGTCGAGCTCACCGATGAGCGTGAATCGATTCCCGCGCCCGACGTCGAGACGGCGACCGACGATCGGCTCGCCGACTACTTGATCCGCACCGACGAGCGTGAGGCCGACGAGTTGCGGCGGCAGGTCGAGGCAGAGCTCGCCCGCCGCCGCGAATCGGAAGAGTTCGAGGTGCAGTACGGGCAGCCCGAACCGGCCGACGACATCATCGAGATCGACGACGACGGGGCGTGGCTCGACGACCCGCGGTGGTCGGAGCCGCCGCCACCCGACGAACCGTTCGACCCCGAGGTGCCGTTCGACGAGTGGACGACCGGCGACGACCTGCTGCCCGGCGATGCGGTACCGGCCGCGCCGCCCGAGCTGCCCGAGCAGATACCGACGCCGGGCTCGCCGGCCGACGACGCGCTGATCGCGGCGCAGCGTGAGCTCGATGAGGCGTGCGCGGCGTTCGCCGAGGTGTCCGACGGCAGCGACGTCGACCTGATGATGGAGCGTCTCGAGCGGATGGACCGGGCCGAGGCTGCGGTGGCCGAGGCGACGCGACTCGCCGAGGTCGCCGACACTGGTGACATCGGCCGTGTAGATCCGACACCCGATGTAACCCCGCAGGCCGACGATGATCGGCTCGCCGACGAGCGGGCCCGCTACGCCGAACTGTGGGGCGAGGCTGCGGCGGCCGAAGAGTTCGACCGGCTCACGACCCGCCGCGAACTGACACCCGCCGAGCAGCGGCAACGCGCGATATGGGAGCAGGCCGAGCAGCTCGCCGACGAACGCGGCATCAGCTACGAGCAGGCGCTCGCCGAGGTGCAGGATCTCGACCTCGAGCAGGTGCACCGCCGCGACTTCGTCGACCGGGCGAAACGTGAGGGGCTGGTGTCGACGAATCACGCCGACCTCGTGTCGGAGTTGCACCGCCGGTTCACCCTCGATTGGGTCATCATGTGTGAGACCGACTGCAATGGGCAGCTACTCAAGGCGAAGTACCGCGACCTCGAGGGCGGGTTCACCGCGGACATGCTGTGGTCGGTGAACGACGTCACCGCTCGCAAGTACATCAGCGATGAGGCGGCGTTGTGGTTCGACGAGGTCGGTGCTCGCATCACCAAGGCCGACCTCGAGTCGATGATCGACGCAGGGCTGATCACGTTCGACGCCGAGGTGTGTATGCAGGAGTGGCGGCGCTGGTCGGGCCGCCGCATGGGAGAGGACTACCTACGATGACGATGTACACCGATCAGGATCCTGACTGCGTGTTCTGCCGACTGGTGCTCGACGGCAAGGTCGAAACCGACCCGCACATGCCCGCCGCGTGGTTCGAGCCGCTCAATCCCGTTGTGCCCGGGCACATGCTGTTCATCCCAATGTGGCATGTCGAGCACCGCACCCGCGCGACCGAGGCGGGACTCGCGATCGCCAGTCGCGCGGCTGCCGTGTACGCCCGACGGCAGGACGTCGACTACAACCTGATCACGTCCAGCGGCGCCGCAGCGACACAGACAATCCCGCACCTGCACCTGCACTACGTGCCCCGGCACGCCGACGACGGGCTCGCGCTGCCGTGGACCGGGCAGCAGCGATGATTCCGCGCGATCAGCAGCCGATGCCGACACCGGCCGAGGCGATCGAGGCGTACAAGGCGGGGCAGGTGTCGCGGCCGGGTGCCGGTAACCCGTACGCGGGGCGCAGGGTACTCGGGTCGGTGTGGGCCCTCGGTAACCGGGAGGCGCAGCGCGCCGCGTACAACGAGTTCCGGCGACGTGAGGCTGCGCGCAGTGAGTGACGACATCGTGCACGTTGGTGAGCTCGTCGGTGTCGAGCCGGTCGAGCCGCGCACCGTGCTGCCGGGTGAGCCGCGTTGCGACGTCGAGACGGTGGGTGTGCGGCAGTTCGGGCGGCTACGCATGTCGCTGCGCACGCAGTGTGAGCTGCCACCCGATCACGCGTGTGACCATCGGGTGACGATGCCCGACGGTGACGAGTTCCGCTGGTGACCAGCCCCGGCGATGTAGGTACGGGCGAACCGTCCCAGTGATCGCCCCGGGGCCGTGATGGTTTGAGCGTGCAGCTGACGGCACCCCGCTCGGTTTCAGGATCCCACGGTTACTTGGCACGTGCTTACCGCACTTTCGACGGCGTGACACGCTCAAACCACGGTCGAGCCTACCCCGTGCGCCATACTCGACGGCAGACGACGAGAGGCAGAACCGTGACCATCAGCACCATCGGGCGATCACTCACCGCGGCCGGCGTGGCTATGCCGCACGACGTGTTCCGAAACCCCAACCTCGAGCGACTCACCCCGATCCAGGTCACCAAGGATGGCCGCGTGTACGGGCACCTCGCCGGGTGGAAAACCAATCACATCGGGTTCCCCGGGCAGAACGTCAAGCCGCCGCGATCACAGGCCGACTACAAGTTCTTCCATCAGGGCGTGGTGCCGACCACCGAGGGCGACCTGCCGGTCGGGTATCTGACGCTCGGCACCGGTCACGCCGGTACCGGTGACGCAGTGCAGGCCGCCGCCCACTACGACAACACCGGATCGCAGGTCGCGTGCGTACGCGCCGGTGAGGACGAGCACGGTATCTGGATCGCGGGCAGCGTGCTACCGGGCACCGACGACATACAGGCGCAGACGCTGCGCCGGTCGTCACTGTCCGGGGACTGGCGGCGTATCCAAGATCCCGAGACCGGCCGCGAATCGCTCGAGCTGGTCGCCGCGCTCGCCGTCAACGTGCCCGGCTTCCCCATCCCCCGCACCGAGCAGCTCGTCGCCGCGGGCGGTATGCCGACGATGCTCGTCGCTGCGGGCATCGTGCGCAACGGTCCGATCACCCGCGACGAGATGGTCGCGGCCGCGAACGAGGCGGCGCGCGAGCAGGTGCGGATCACGATGTCGGCGCAGCAGGTAGCGCAGCGTGGTGAGGCTGCGGCCGCCGCGATCCGCGAGCACCAGGCGCAGCAGCAGCGTGAGCAGCTCGTCGCGTCGGCGACACAGCGGGCGTCGGCGGTGCGCCGCGATCGGCTACTCGACCGCGTCAACCGGGTGCGGAAGCGTCTCACCGCAGCGGCACCGGCGGCGGCGAATGACCTCGCTGGGCGGATGCCACCCGAACTGCACCGGTACTGGACGACCGGTGTCGGGCTCGCCCGGTGGGCCGAAACCCCGACGCCGTACCGGTCGCTGGTCAAGGCGCTCGCCGAAGAGATCCACGACATGACGCCCGATCAGATCAACGGGCTCGCCGCGAACCTGTATCACGACGTGTTCAAGCAGTGGCCGGGTCGCAAATCGAAGTCGGGCGGCGCACTGACGGCGTCGCTGCTGCCGCCGACACCGGCCGATGCTCGGGCGCTGCTCGACGATCCGGCGATGCAGCAGTTGCTCGCCGCTGCGGTGGTGCCCGTCGACGAGCAGGTCGACCCCGAGATCGTCGACGAGGCCGAAGCCGAGGTCGAGCACACCGGCGGCATGATCGCGCTGCTACCGGCCGACCCCGCGCCGTTGGCTGTCGAGGGCGGCGACCCGGTCGACGAGCTGCACCTCACCCTCGTCTACCTCGGCGACGATCTGACCGGCGCGTCGGAGGATTGGCGCATGAGCGTGCAGACGTCGGTGGCGAACGTGCTCGCCCGGTTCGGTGAGGCGCACGGCGCCAACGGCATCGAGGGCACCATCATGGGCCGCGCCGCATTCAACGAGACCGACGACGCGTGCGCTGTGTACCTCGTCGAGGCGCAGGGCATCACCGCGCTGCGCGACCAGCTGTACGCGGCGCTCGGCGACCGGGCGCCCGAACCGACCCATGACGCGTTCATCCCGCACATCACCGCCGGGTACGGCGTCGACGTCGCCACGCTGTCGACGGCGTCGGGTGCGCCGGTCACGTTCGACCGGGTGCGTGTCGCGATCGCCGGCGAGAACGTCGACCTACCGATCAGCGAACACGTCACCGAGGCGCTGCCGGAGTCGATGAACGGCGAGGCGTACAGCGCGCAGGACTTCGGCGACACCGTCAAAAGCGAGTTCGCCCGGATGCAGAACCTGCACGCTGCGGCCGGGCAGCGGCGCGCGCAGACGCAGGAGGGCGCCGACAAGTACGGCGTCTCGATCGGCGACGTCATCGGCAAGGGCGTCGACGACACCGTGCAGGCCGTCGACGACACCGCGAAAGGTGTGCAGCGCGACGTGACGAACATGGCGCAGGCTGTCGGTGAGGCCATCTTCGGCAAGCGCACCGACACGCCGCCATCGCACACCGAGAACAAGGGCGACAACACCGTCACGCCACCGCGACCGGTCGAGAACAAGGCGGCCGAGCGGAAACGTGAACCGTCGACGTCGCCGGTACCCGCTGCGAAACCGGCCGCCCCGGCTGCCCCGCCACCGGCCGCACCCGCCGCTGCGCCCGCTGCCCGCGACATTCCCGCCGATGCGCCGCCGCCGCGCAAGGACATGGGCGCCGGCACCGATCACACGATGGAAGAGGAGGAATCGCCAGACACGGGCGCGTTCGGCGGCAAACTCACCGAGTACAACTCGGCGGGCGAGGCGTACTACGACGACGGCAGCTGGACCGACGGCACCCGCTGGTACGCGTCGAACGACAAGGCCGCCACGCCACCGGTGCGCACGTTCGAGAACGAACCGGACACGTCGACACCGGCCGACCTCGAGTCGCCGGATGCGACCGTCACCAGCGACGTGCCGCTGCGGCTGTCCGGCGAGCCGGGCACCCCCCTCGCGGAAGATCAGGCGCCCACCACGGGCGCCGAGGGCGGCGCGCTGGTCAAGTTCGAGAACGGCACCGCGTACTACGACGACGGCACCGAGACGTCGGGCAAGTCGTGGGCGCGGTCGCCGGTGCTGCCCGGCATGGGCTACGACGGCACCACAATGCTCGAGGATCAGTCGCCACTCAAGGGCGCCGAGGGCGGCGACCTCGTCGAATACGACGGCACCGCGGGTGTCGCCCGGTACTCGGATGGGACCGAAACCGATGGCAAGCAGTGGCGACGTACGGCGGCGTGACGTCGTGTCGTGGCTGATCGTCGGCCCGTTCCTGATCCCGATTCGCGTCGCCGAGATCATCACCGACCATGTGCGACGGCATCGGGCGGCCGAGCGGGCGCGGCGCTGCTGCGAGTGGGAGACAGCGCAGGCTGCGATCGAACGAGCCGAGCGGCGGCAACGCTACTACGACGGATTGGGTGGCTGATGGGTTGCAACTGCCGGCGGCAGAAGGTGGTCGTGTTCGAGGTCGAGTTCGCCGACGGCACGATCAAACGGGTGCTCACCGAGGAAGAGGTGCGCAAGTTGCGGAAGAACGCACCCGACTCGATATGGCGGAAGGTTACGCGCTGACCTGCGGGTGACGCGCTACAGTAGGCGACTAGCGGGACAACATCGCTGGCTAGGGGCCGGGTGGACCGGATGAGATCGGAAAACAACCCACCCCCGGAAGGTGCACAGCGATGAGTGTCACTCTCGAAAGTCTGATCCAGGCAGCGCAGACCACCGGCGCCAACGGCGCGGTTCTGTCGACTGACGAGCGCAAGGCGAAGATCAAGGAACAGCTCGCCGAGGTCAAGCGCGAGGATCTCGACAAGCTCGTCGACGAGGCCCTCGACGGGTTCAACACCCTCAAGGATCAGGGGCCCAAGACCGACGAGGAACTGTTCGGACTCGAGCTGCTCGCCGACGCCCTCGAGACGATGGGCGAGACCCGCGCCGACCTCGACGCCGCCGATGCGGCCAAGGCGCAGAAGCTCGCCGAGCTCGCCGACCGTGCGGCTGCTGTCGCCGGGCAGGCCGAACCGGCACCCGAAGGTGAGCCCGAGGGCGGCGCCGACGACACCACCGGCGGTGACCCGGCAGTCGTCGAAACCGAACCGGCACCCGAGGCCGAGACCGGCGGTGAGGGCGGCGCGACCGCCGAGACCGAACCGGCCGCCGACGCCGAGCTGGTCACCGCCGCCGGCGCCCCGCGCAAGCCGTTCAGTGTGGGCGCGATCCGCAAGACCAAGGCGCAGCGACCGGTCAAGGTCGAGGCCGAGCCGACGTCGTCGCTCAAGATCCTGACCGCGTCGGGTGTACGCGGCCACGAGGGCGGCCAGGAACTCAAGGGCATCACCGAGCTCGCGGCCGCCGCGTCCGCGAAGATCAAGGGGCTGCCGACCAAGGGTGTCCGCGCGACGACCAAGGCCGACATCGCGACCCTCCACATCGAGTTCCCCGACGAACTCGTCGCATCCGGCAAGAACGACGACATGTCGGCGATGCGTGCCGCAGTCGACGTGTCGCGGCTGCCCGGCGGCAAGCTGACGCCGATGTCGCTGACCGCTGCGGGTGCGCCCGGCGGCTGGTGCTCGCCGTCGCAGACGCTGTTCGACATTCCGAACAGCCTCACCGACACCACCACCGGCATCCTCGACCTGCCCGAGGTGCAGATGACGCGTGGTGGTCTGCGGTTCCGCCGACAGGTCGACTTCGGTGAGATCTACGCGACCGGCATGGGCGGCCGCGTCTACACCGAGGCGATGGCCGAGTCCGAGGACGAGGCCGACTACACCAAGCAGTTCTACGACCTCACCTGCCCGGACTTCACCGAGATCCGGGCCGACGCGGTGTACACCGGCGCGACCGCCGGCATCCTGCAGAACCACGCCTACCCCGAAGAGGTCGAGGCACAGATCAGCGAGCTGATCGCCGCGCATATCCACCGCGTCAACGCGATCACGATTGCCCGCACCGAGGCGTATTTCAACGCGCACAACAAGGTCGATTTCACGGGCACGTTCGGGCCGAGCGTGTCGGGTGCGTCGCTCAACGCGATCGAGTGGCTCGTCATCAACGAGCGGTACCGGTTCCGCGCGTCGGAAGATATGCGGTTCAAGGTGGTCCTGCCGATCTGGTACAAGGCCGTGTTCCGCGCCGACTACGCGCTGCGTACCGGTGTCGCCAACGCGTTCAACGTGTCCGACGAAGAGATCGCGGCGCACTTCAACAAGCGTGGCGTCACGATCGAGTGGGTGTACGACTGGCAGGACGCCCTCATCGGCGACCCGCTCAAGCCGGGCGGTGCGGTCAACCCGGGTACCGGCGTCGGGCAGAACGCCACCCCGAACGTCTACCCGACGAACGTGCGGGCGCTGGTCTACCCCGAGGGCACCATCGTTCGCGGCCGCGACGAGATCATCAACCTCGAGGCCGTGTACGACTCGGTGGGACTCAAGACCAACCAGTTCCTGCGGCTGTTCATGGAAGAGTCGTTGGCGGTGGCGTGGCGTGCCTACCGGGGCAGCGTTGCTGTCCTGCCGATCGACGTCAACGGCGCGACCGGCGCGGCCCGCGACCTCGACCACAACGGCAAGATCACCGTCGCCGCGCCGTGACCCTGATCGGATAACCCAACACCCGACCGGTGAGGCACCCCACGATGCGACCCGCGTCGTGCGGGTGCCTCACCCGTTTCGATAGGAGTCTCCCCGATGACGATGTACCAGACCGGCACCGGCGACCCGGTGCGCATGTTCGTCGAACGGCAGCACCGGCTCGTCGCACCCCGCTACAACCTGCTGTCGGTGTCCGAGCAGCCCGTCGAGGATCCGCACTGGGTCGGCGGCATTGAGTACTGGCCGCCTGTCAAGCCGAACGTCGCCGCCACCGAGCTCGAGTGTCTCGAGGACTGGTCCGCGTTCCCTGCCCGCGACATTCCGGCCGGGTTCCCCTCGGGTGTCGGTGACGCATTCCAGGTGCATTCGGGTGTGCAGTGCCGGGCGCTCGGAATCAGCGAGGACGAGCTGCGTTCGCGGGCGATCACCGCGCTCGGCTCGGGCGATGTGCCGTTCGTCGAGGACCGGCTGTGGTCGACGACGAATCCGGCGATCATGTCGACCGACACCGAAACCGTCGTCGCTACGGCGACTCCGCTGGCGTTGGCGATTGGCCGGCTCGAGGCGTGGCTCAACGTCGAGTACGCGTCGGTTGGTGTGCTGCACCTGCCGCGGTGGCTGGCTGCCCGGGCGGGCGAGCTGAACCTGTGGGTGGCTGACGGGCAGACCGCGCGCACCAAACTCGGCACGCCGATCGTGTTCGGCAACTACCCCGGTACCGGGCCCGCCGATCAGGCGCCCGCCGCAGGACAGGTGTGGATCGCCGCGACCGGCGACGTCACCACCTACCGCACACCGCTCGAGGCGCTGACCGACGAGGGGTCGGCGTGGTTCGAGCCGGGCACGAACATCGGTACTGCGATCGTGACCCGCGACTATCTGGTCACGTTTGACGAGCTGGCCGGCGCCGCGCTGGTCGCACTGTAGAGAGGATCACGTCATGCCGACGATCATCGCGAAGGATCGCAAGGATGCGGCGCGCATCGCCACCAAGCTGCTGCGGGCTGCGGGTGCGCAGGTCGAGCTGGTGCGGCGGGTGACCGCGGGGCCGCTGCCGGCGTTCGAGGTGCCCGACGAGGTGTACCGCAAGTTCCTCGACGGCGAGGGCGACAAGGGCGAGGTCGAGCAGTCGGAGTCACAGGGCGACGACCCGACGACCCCCGCCGAGGGTGCCCCGCTGGTCGGTGGCGAGCCGGTCATCGAGACCGCCGCCGACGCAGCCGCTGACGCCGACACGATCGACGTCACCGAGGGCACGCCCGACGAGCTGCCGCCGCTGCCCGACCGCAACGACTCGACCGCCGATTGGGCCGCGTACATGTCGGCCCGGTACGACGACCTCAACGTCGAGGGCATGAAGCGCGGCGAGCTGATCGCCGAGTACGACCGACGCACGACGGGCGAGTAACAGCCCACCGAACCGGGTGCGGGCTACACTCGCACCTAGCACATTGCTGCTGGCTAGGGGCCGGGCGAGAACATCACCAACCCTGAGAGGCAGCAAGCTATGGTCAACGTTCCGTGGGGTTCCGTCCGAGCCAAGGTCATGCGACTGACCCGTATCGACGACTGCGGTGTCCCGGTCGAGGGCGCCAAGTCGACCCTCGTCACCGAGGGGCTCGTCAACGTCGACGTGTCGGCCGAGTACGAGGACGGCACCGAGAACGCGCCGAAGAACGGAAACGGCGATTTCTGTTTCATCGACCGGCAGCCCGACAAGTTCAAGTACTTCACCCTCGGCATTCAGTTCTGCGGTGTCGACCCCGAGGCGTGGGAGATGGTCACCGGCAACCCGATCTACGAGGACGCCGCCGGCAACGCGGTGGGCGTCAAGTTCGGCCGGTACTCAACCATCGAGACGCATTTCGCGCTCGAGGTGTGGTCGGACAACCCCGGCACCGCGTGCGGCGTGGGCGGCAAGCGGTACGGGTATCACCTGTTCCCGTTCATCGGGCAGGCCCGGCTCGACGAGCTGTCGATCGGTGAGGAAACCGCCGAGTTCACCCTCGGTAACGCCATCACGAAGGATGGCACCGGTTGGGGCGTGGGCCCGTACAACGTCGTATTGAACGCGGCCGCGACGCCGGCACCGGCGAAGCTGCCGGAGGCGCTGACCGACCTCGATCACTACCTGCCGATCACCGTGCAGGTGGCGCCGCCCGCACCGACCGACGGGGCTGTCGCGCTCCCCCCAGCGTGACCCCGACGATTGGTGACGAGCTGATCGTCGGGTTCACGATCGAGTGACCCCTGATGGACGAGGCAGCGGTGCCCACCCCTCGGCGCCGCTGCCTCGACTCATGTGAGGAGTGAGCAGTGCCGTATACGCGACCGACGATCGTCTCGGGAGTCACTCGAGCGACGAAAGCATTCTTCGACAACCTGCTCGACGGCATCGACCAGAACGCGCCAACTGGTCTCGATGCGCACCTGCACAACTTCACGGCGCCGAACCTGCGGAAGGCGCGCGCGGCGCTCGCTCGAGTCCGCAACGGTGGCGGCGACATGCGGCTGCTGTGCGGCGGTGACTCGACGACCGGCGGCGCGAAAGCGTCGACCGCCGCGACGTACGTTGCACAGAAGTCCTACCCGCATCGGCTCGCCGAGCTACTCAACGCGCACCTGATCCCCGCGGCGCCAGGGCTGGCGACACCGCGAGGATCGTCGACGGCGATCACCGCCGACACCCGATGGAACGCTGGCGCCGGGTGGGCGATGAATGGCTGGTCGAACGCCTACCTAGGGTTCGGCGGCAAGGGCGCCAACTACCGCGGCACCGGCGTCACCGGCGGGCCGCTGACCTTCCAATACCCCGGCGTCAACGCCGACACATTCGATGTGTACTACCGACGCGCACCCTCGAGCACGACCGCCGGCTCATTCTCTGCGCAGGCAACCGGCGGCGCCGCCGTCAACGTCGACGCCGCCGCAGTCGGCGGGGCACCACGCATCGACAAGGTCACGATCACTGCGGGCGCGGCCGCCACCACGAACGTCGTCACGATCCTCGGACTGACCGACGCCAAGTTCGTCGAGATCGTCAACGTGGTGCCGCGGCTGTCGACCAAGTCGCAGGTACTCGTCGGCAACGCCGGCATCAGCGGCTCGACCACCCTCGACTGGACCACCTACAGCAGCAACCAGGTGGCGAACGACTTCGGCGGACTCGGCGCGATCAAGGCGTACGCACCCGACCTGACGATCCTCGACCTCGGCATCAACGACGCGAACGCGTTAAACGCGCCGGTCGGCGACTACATCGGGCGGCTACAACAGATCATCGCGGCCGCGAAGGTGTCCGGCGACGTCATCCTGAAAACGATGATGCCGACCGCCGCGTCGGTGGCGGCCACGACCGCCGCACGCGAGGCCGAATACGTCGCCGCAGTGCTCGACCTCGGGCTGCCAGTCATCGACTACTTCACGCGCAGCGCACCAGGTAACGACTACCTCGCCGCGGGGATGCTCAACGCTGACGGTATCCACGGCACAGACCTCGGATACCTCGACGTCGCGCACACCGTGTTCGAGGCGCTACGCAGCATCTGACTGAAAGGGGCCAGCCATGCCGTACACCCGACCGAACATCGTCGCCGGCGTCACCCGCGCGACCAAGGCATTCTTCGAGAACATCTTCGACGGCGTCGACGAGGCGCTCACCGCCGACGGCACCGTCGAACTCGCGTACGCAGGGTCGTCGGCGCAGCAGGTCGTCGGCACCAGCGAGCCGACCGCGCTCGACGGGTGCGCGATCACATTCGCCACGACCGACCGGCCGGTGCTCGTCGAGGCGCGTATCCCGCTGCTGTACGCAGGCGGCGACGCTACCGGCGTCATCGAGATATTCGACGGCACGAACGTCAGGTCGTCGGTGATGATCGTGCGCGGCAACTACGGCAGCGGTCAGGTGTCGATGCGGGTGCCCGCCGGTACCGCGTCGCGGACGTACACGCTGCGGGCGTGGCGGGCTGTCGGCGACGCCAACCTCGAGATCACCCCAGCGAATCCGGCGTCGGTGCGGTCGATTCACGCAATCGAGGTGTGACCGGTGCCCGCGTACAGGCAGCACACCGGCGTGCTCGGGCTGCCGGGCGAGACCGTGACCGTGGCGGCGCCGCGCAGGTGGCGAGGTGACGGGTCGCGGGTGGCGCTGGTGCTCGCTGAGGGATACACCAACGACCCGGCGGTGACGTTCCGGCCGGGACAGTTGCAGCCGGTCGTCGACGCGGTCACCGCTGCGGGGTTCCTCGTCGTCAATTCACAGCTCGGCGGCAACGCGTTCGGCAACACGACCGCGCAGGCACGCATCGAGGTGCTGATCGCGTTCGCGCGCGCCACCTACGGGGCGCACCCGGGCAAGGTCGCGATCGCCGGGTTCTCGATGGGCGCGATGAACGTTCTGTCGTGGGCGGGTACCACCGACGACGACGTCGCGTGCGCGCACGTGTGGTGCCCCGCGACCGATCAGGCGTGGATGCACGGTCTGCCGCAGTGGGCGCCGGCGCTCGACGCCGCATACGACGGATGGACGACCGAAGACCGGGCAGGGCACGACCCGCTGACCCTCGCACAGGCGGGCGCGTACGACGAGATCCCGCTGCGCGTCGAGTACGCGAGCGACGATGCGACCATCCCTGCTGCCCGTGTGCAGGCGTTCGCGGCCGCTGCGGGTGTCACTGCCCACGACCTCGGCGCGGGCGGCCACGAGTACACACAGACCCGAAAACCGTCGTCGCTGGCGGCGCTCGTCGAGGCGCTGCGCACGTACGGCACATAGATTCCGCGTGGTTCGCTGCCGACGCGGGTGGTTGCGAAACGCCGTTCGACCGGTCGGCTGCCGGTCGGGCGGCGTTTCGTCGTGAGACGATCGGATGCATGGCAGACATCGAATGGCCGGTGATCATCCCCGCTGACGACGCCGGGTTCTGGGACGGCATCGACACCGCGCTGCAGGAGCAGGCCGAGGCGTGGGCGACAACGATCCTGTGGGCGCTGTCCGGCCGCATCTTCGGGTTGCACACCGACGTCGTGCGCCCGTGCCACCGACCACCGCGCAGGGGCAGCACCTACGGCGACACCCGCTCGGGTGTGTACGCGGCCGGTGGTGTGATCCTCGGCAGCATCAACGCCACGATCGCCGCCGCCCGCGGCTGCGGATGCGGTGTCGACGACTGCCGTCATCAGACCGTAGCCGACCTCGCGCTCGACGGCCCGATCCACGACATCATCGAGGTGCGCATCGACGGGCAGCTGCTGCCGGCGTCGGCGTACACCGTGCGTGACCGGCGGTGGGTGCGCAGGCTCGATGGACTCGGGTGGCCGACGCGGCAGAACCTCGACGCCGCGATCACCGAGCAGGGTGCGTTCGCGGTGAAATACCGGCGCGGCATCATGCCGCCCGAGGCGGGACAGTTCGCGGCCGGGATCCTCGCCGTCGAGTGGGTCAAGTCGCGGCAGGGCGGCGAGTGTCGGCTGCCCAGGGGCGTCGTGTCGGCGACCCGTAACGGACTGTCGGTGGAGCTTGACCCGCGCGCGTACTTCACCGAGGGCATGACCGGCATCGAGGACGTCGACCAGTGGCTGCTGTCGGTCAACCCGAATCACCTGTCGGCGCCGGCCCGGGTGGTTGGGCCTCGGCTGGCGACACGATTGGAAAGTGACAACGCATGACGATCTTGGGGTGCAGCCCGTACTCGGTGGCGCTGTTCGTGCTCGAGCGGGCGCAGGTTGAGGTCGCGAAGACGCGCGCCGGTGGCGTGGATCGGGTGTTTGTGTCGCCTGATCGGCCCGCAGGCGAGTTCTGCGGGCAGCTGTGGGCGACGGTCACCTCGATCGTTCCGAAGCCCGCGAGGGACAAACGAGCAGCCACAGTGAAGGCGTGCGCGCACGAGTGGCGGGTGTCGCTGACGCTCGGCGTGTACCGGTGCGACCCGACCTATGACCAGCGCAACGCGCGGCCGATGGACGCCGTCAAGCCGGTCGCGCTGGACTCGGCGGCCCGCGACCTGCTCGACGACGCCGAGGCGCTGCGCCGGGCGATCCTCGACGCAGCGTGGGACGACATCGACATCGACCGCGAGCAGGTGCAGCTCGGCGCGATGCGCATGACGCAGCGTTCCGGCGGCTCGTTCGGCGTCGAGTGGGATCTGATGGTCGATACTGAACTCGGGCGGATGACTGACGAGGCGGCGACCATGCTGTCGGGTGATCCGCGGAAGTGAGCACAGACATGGCAGAGGTGACGATCAAGGCGCAGCAGTCGGTGGGCCGGTTGCGGGCGGGTGACGTCGTGACGGTTGAGCGCAGCGACCACGTCAACGGGCTGATCGACCGGGGCCGGGTGACGGTCGTCGACGACGACACGATCACCGACAGCGGCACGGTCATCGTCGACGGCGACGAGGCGCTGCCGGTGCGGCCGGACGAGCTGCCCGAGCCGCCGAAACGCAGCGCGTCGCGGGACGACTGGGCCGAGTACCTCGCGCGGCGCGTCCACGTCGAGGGCGGCACCGAGGGCAAGACGCGCGGCGAGCTGCTCGAGGCGTACGACCGGTTCGTCGAGCTCGGGACGACAGCGACGCCGGCGCCCGAGGGTGCCGACGCCGCCACCGATTCCGGTGGTGACGCTACCGACGGCGACGCTGGTGACGGTACGGATTAACTCGGGCAACATCGCTCGAGACAAGGCCCGCATCGGTGAACGGTGGGGCGATCGGGTCGGCCGACGCGTGCAGAACGCTGCGCGTCGGCGGGCGCCGGTCGATTCGGGTGCGTTGCGCAACTCGATCGAGTACGTCGTCACCGTCGGCCCGAACCGCACGCACGTCAAGATCGGATCCCCGCTGCCCTACGCACGGTATATCCACGAGGGCACCGGTATCTATGGGCCGCAGGGCACCCCGATCGTGCCGACGACGCGGCAGGTACTCAAGTTTCAGGTCAAGGGTTCGAGTGGCCGCCGCCGGGGCCGTGACGCGCCGTGGGTGTTCGCCAAGTCGGTCAAGGGCGTGAAGCCGAATCCGTTCCTTGTCGATGCGCTCGTTGAGGTGATGGGGCGCGTCGACCGTCTACGCTGACCAGTGGGAAACCACCCCGCCGAGCAGCGAATTCCGAAAGGTCACACATCATGGCAGCAGCACCCAAGGCCACCGCATCAGTTGCGACGTGGCGCAAGTTCATGGGCGAGCAGTACCCCGAGATCGACACGACCGGCATGACTCGCGCCGACATGCGCGACGTGCACAAGCTGCGGCAGGAGGATAGCCACAGCCCGGCCGCCGAACTGGCGTCCGCCGACGACGTCGACATCAGCTCGATCCCCGACGAGCTGCAGTTCTCGACCGACACCGGCGAGGACCGCGAACTTGAGCGGGTCGCGATCACGCTGGACGGTAACAAGTTCTGGCTCGAGCGTCCGTCGGATGCGGCGATGACGCTGTACATGAATCAGCTGCTGTCCGACGACCCGCGTACCCGTACGAATGCCATGGTCAACCTCGTGCAGCAGTCGCTCGACACGGGCGGTCTGATGTACGTGCAGCAGCGGGTGCTCGACAAGGCGAACAACTTCGACGACCAGCTGTACGGCAGCATCGTCGGCGCCGTGCTCAACCGGTGGGGCGACGATTTCGCGGCCACCAAGTTCGCGCAGATCCAGAAGGCCGAGCAGCAGAACCGTGCCGCCCGGCGAGCCGCCGCCCGCCGCAAGTAGCAGCCGGTGGCGCTCGCACCGCCGTGGACAGACGCGCCGTTGGGATTCGTTCTCGACGGCGCGTTGCTGTCGACGCGGATCCCCGACACGCGCACGCTCGTCACGACGCTGCTCATCCCCGAGGACGACCCCCGCGGTGGTCTGTACACCGTGCTGGCGATGTGCGACGACGACAGCGCGTGGCCGTTCGTGCGTTCCATCCTCGAGCAGGGCTCGACGATCACCCTCGCGCTGCTCGACTCGATCGCCGACCGACTGTTCGAGTCGCACATCGGTGTGCCCCGGTGGGTGGCGCAGCGAGTGTGGCAGCAAGCCTACGGTTCGTGGACACTCGTCGACGGCGAGATGCAACTGCGCGGGCTCGACGTTCTCACCATGCCGATGTCGCGTGCGACGACCGCCGTCTACGCACTCATTCGGTCGTGGCACACCGGCGACGACGACCAGCTCAAGCGGTGGACGCGGAAGATTGAGACCCCGCCGCTGCGGGAGATTCGCCGCTACAAACGTGAGAACGTCGCACTTGAGTCGACGTCGACGGACACGATGGCCGAGCGGATGGCGAAGATGAAACGCAGCAACGCCCCCGAGCGGCCGTCGCGAGGTGCAACGATCACCATGCCTAGCTCGGATACCCTGACACCTGATACGAACGATCCCCGCGGACTGCCCCCGCACTGATCGGCCGGCACGTTGTCGGCGCGACGAGCGATAGGCGGGCAGCGGTGACGGCAGGTGGCGGTGAGTGGGCCGAGAGCTCTGTCGATGTAACCCTCAACTGGGACAACGTCGAGGGTGAGCTGCGGGACCGGCTCGAGCGTGCGTCGGCGCAGGCCGCCCGGCAGGTGCGTAAGAATTTCGCCAAGCTCGAGGTCGCGCTGCGGCAGCAGTTCGATCGGATGGCGACTGGGTTCGCCAAGTCGATGCAGAAGATCGACAGCAGCGCGTCGCGCACCGCGACGTCGGTGCAACGGTCGTGGGCGGTCGCGCTCACCCGCATGATGTCGGCGACCGAGGCCGCCACCACGCGCATCAAACAGTCGCTCGACGAGATCCCCCGGAACATCGCGGTACGCATTGCGGTATCTCACACCGGCATGGAACCGACCGACATACGTCGGCTCACGACCGCGCTCACCCGGCTGCAGCAGGTCGGCAACGTCGACGCGCTGGTGTCGGTGCAGATGGCCGGCGCGAACGCCGCCGACATCACGGCGATGGCGTCGGCGCTACGTCGTCTCAACCGGGTCGGCGACAACGTGAACCTGGTCATCAACGTCACCGTGAACGGCATGGCCGAGGTCGAGCGGCTCAACCTGCTGTTGCGGTCGCTGCCGCGCCGCACGTCGACGCGGGTCGACGTCGACGCCAACTCGGCGGTGCGCGCGGCTAAGACGATCGGCGGGCTCGGCGGGTCGGTGCTCGGTGTGATGGGCACGTTCGCGAAGTGGACGTCGATTGCGGGTGCGGCGACCGTCGCGCTCGGCGGCATGATGCCGGTCGTCGCTGCGCTCGGCGCGGCCCTCGCCTCGGCTGCTGTCGCCGGTGCGGGCGCGTTCGCTGCTGGCATGGGCGCGATGCTCGTCGCGGTCGCCGCGCTCAAGACCGCGTTCTCTGGTGTCGGCGATGCACTCAAGTCGGCGTTCGACCCGGCGGACGCGGAGAAGTTCAACGAGGCCCTAGCGAAACTGTCGCCCGAAGCGCAGAAGTCTGTGCTCGCCGTGCAGTCGCTCGGCAAAGAGTTCAAATCGGTTGTTGGCCTTAAGGTTCAGGACGCGATGTTTGCGGGTCTCGCCCCGCAGATTGAGCAGCTGCAGAAGCTGCTCGGGCCGGTGCGCGACGCGATGCTCACCGTCGTCGACGGGTTCAACGAGGGCGCGAAGTCGGCGCTACGGTTCGTCAACTCGGCGCGCGGCGCGACCGTGGTAAAGACGCTCCTCGGCGAATCCGCAAACATGGCAGGCAATTTCGGGTCGGCGCTCGGCAACCTCGTGCCCGGCATCCTCGCGATCGGCGCCGGTTCGGCGCAGGTGTTCGGGCCGATGACCAACGGCATCGCCGGTGCGGCCCGGTCGCTGTCGGAGTTCCTCGTGCGGGCGCAGGAATCCGGGCAGATGCAGGCGTTTTTCGAGCGGGCCGTCGAGGTTGCGCGGCAGCTCGGCGCGGTACTCGGCGAGCTCGGCGGCATCATCGGCGGTGTGTTCCGGGCCGCGTCGGCGGCCGGTGACGGGCAGTTCCTCGGCTCGTTGATGACGAGCCTCGAGTCGATAAACGCATGGGTCAATGGGCCGGGTGCTGGTGCGCTGCAACAGTTTTTCGCGTCTACCGCGCAGGCCATGGGTGTCGTCATGCCGATCCTGCTGCAGGTCGCTGGCATCATCGGCGGGCAGGTCGCGCCCGCGCTCGCCGGGCTGATCACCGCCATCGGCCCGGCGGTGTCCGACCTCGTCGCGAACATCGGGCAGGGCATCGCCGCGCTCGCCCCGGCGATGGGCCCGCTCGGTACCGCCATCTCGGCGATCGCGACCGCGCTCGGACCGGTCATGCCGGTGCTCGGGCAGCTGATCGCGACGTTCGTGCAGCTCGCGGGGCCGATCATCGGTGCGCTCGCGCAGGCCCTCGGGCCGGTGCTCGTCACCGTCGGTAACTCGCTGATCACGATCCTGCAGGCGCTGATGCCCGCGGTGCAGCCGATCGCCGATCTGTTCGTCGCACTCGGGCCGGTCATCGGGCAGCTCGCGTCGATGCTCGGCGGGATGCTCGGCGCCGCGCTGCAGGTGCTGGTGCCCGTGGTGGTGCTGCTCGCGAACGGGCTCACCGCGGTGCTGCCGATCGTCACCGGGCTGCTGCAGATGCTGCAGCCCCTCACCACCGCGATCGGCGCGCTCGCCGCCGGGGTGCTCGTCGCCTACGGCGCGTTCAAGGTGTTCAAGCTGGTGCAGACCATCATCTCCGGGGTGCGCATCGCGTGGATGCTACTCAACCTGGCGTGGATCGCATCGCCTATCGGCGTGATCATCACCGGTATCACCGCGCTGATCGCCGGGCTCGCACTGTTTTTCACCAAGACCGAGGTCGGCCGCAACCTGTGGGACAAGATCTGGGGCAGCATCAAGTCGACGTGGGACGTCGTGTGGGGTGCGCTGCAGTCAGGGTTCCAAAAGCTCGGCGACATCGCTAAGTGGTTGTGGGAGAACGCACTCAAGCCTGCGTTCGACGGCATCGGTAAGGCCATCGGGTTCGTCAAGCAGCATTGGGAAGTGTTCGCGGCCGTGCTCGGTGGGCCGATCGGGATCCTCGCTGCGCTGCAGTCCAAGTTTGGTGTCGTCACTACCGTGATCAACGCGCTCGGCACGGCGATCTCGTGGCTGTGGCAGAACGTGATTCAGCCGGCGTTCTCGGTGATCGGTGCCATCATCGGCGCCGCGTGGTCGGTCATCAAGGTCGTGTTCGACCTGTGGCTGCAGGGCGTCAAGGCGGTCGGCGCCGTGGTGCTGTGGCTGTGGAACAACGTTGTGACACCAGCGTTTAACGTGATCGGCGCGGTGATCGGGGCGGCGTGGTCTGTGATCAAGCTGGTGTTCGACGGCTGGAAGATGGCAATACAGTTCGTCGGCAACATCGTGATGTGGCTGTGGAACAACGTCGTCGCACCCGCATTCTCCGCTATCGGCACGATTATCTCGACGGCGTGGGGCGTCATCTCGAATGTGTTCGAGTTCCTCGGGCAGGGCATCAAGAACATCGGAGCATTCTTCGGTGACCTCGCAGTAACGATGCGCGACAAGGCGACCCAAGCGAAGGATTGGGTGGTCGAGAAGTTCACCGCTGTTATTGATTTCTTCCGTGGGTTGCCCGATAAGGTGCGGCAATTCGCGTCGGCGATATGGGAGCCGATCCAGTCGGCCGCGAAAACGGTCTTTAACACGATCGCGAATCTGTGGAACAACACTGTCGGCCGGTTGTCGTTCACCATCCCAGACATTCCAGGGATGCCTGGTCGTGGGCAGACCATCTCGATGCCGCAGATTCCGACGTTCGCACATGGCGGTTCGGTGCGTGGGCCGGGCACGGGCACCTCGGACTCGATCCTGGCTCGGCTGTCGAATGGTGAGTTTGTCGAACCGGCCGCCGCTGTCACACCGGCGACGCTGCCGCTGCTCGAGGCGATCCGCGGTGGATGGCAGCCGCCGGTCGGACTGTTCGAGGCGATGGTGCCGGGGTTCGCCCCTGGCGGGCTCGTCGGCCGCGAACCGTACGGGCTGCCGGTGGGCACCTCGGGCGAGGTCAACGTGCCGTGGGTCGACGAGATCGAGAAGCGGTTCGGGGTCAAGGCGTCGACATACGCAGGGCATCAGGAGAAGTCGGGCAAGAACAAGGGCATCGACTGGTCGGGTCCGGTGCCGGCGATGCAACGGCTCGCCGAGTATTTCCGCTCGATCAAGGGTGACCTCGAGCAGGTCATCTGGATGAATCCCGAGACCGGCGAGCGTATCGGTGTGGCCGACGGGCAGATGGTCGGTCCCGGCACATCGCAGCCGGGCTACTACGCGAACGACTGGGCAGACCACACCGACCACGTGCACACGCGGCAGAGCTACTCGCTCGGCGGCAGCGTGCCGAACGCCCGCGGTATCGACAACACGCCGGGCGGGGCGTCGCCGACGCTCGGCGGCACAGCGGGCGCCGCGTCGAGCACACCCATCGGTTCGGGTATCGCCTCGAGCAGCTCGGGCGGCAGTTCGTCGTGGGGCAACTCCGGTGGCGGCAGCAAGTACAACAGCGCAGAAGAGGCGTCCAAGGCCAACGTTGTGCCGGTGTGGGTCGAGAACTGGCCGGCGACAATGGGCGGTGGTGGTGGCGGGCTCGGCGGTGCGCCGATGGGGCCCGCTGCCGGGCTCGGCGGTGCGCCCGCACCAGCCGCTGCGGGCGGTGGAGCGGCGGCGGTACCTGCGGGTGCGGGTATCGGCAAGCTCACCCGCTCGTCGAGCAAGCAGGAAGTCGGCGAGGCGATCTACTGGGAGGCACGCAAGCGCGGCTATTCCCACGAGGACGCGATCAAACTCATCTCGACGGGGCTGCAGGAGTCGGGGCTGTCGCCGACGGCGATCGGTGGCGGCGGTGCGTGGCACGGCGTCTATCAGCAGGACACCAGCTATCCCGGGCGTGACGATCCGAACAAGAACATCGAGGCGTTCCTCGATCGGATGGACAAGAAACGCAAGGGCCCGGGCGCATCTCAGGACATGTGGAAGAACATTTTTTGGCTGCAGCAGGCACCCGGTATCGACACCGCCGAGGGCGCCTACTCGGGCGGTCGGCAGGCGTACCTGACCGAGATCCAGTCGCAGCAGGCCGAGGCGAAACGGATCGCTGATGCCGCCGCAGCGAAGGCGCCGAAACCGGCCGCGCCGGCACCGTCGTCGACGACCACGACGACGACGTCGACGACGACCGCGACGCCGCCGCCGGACCTCGGTGGTGTGCCGCCGACGACACCGCCGCCGCCGGCCGCCACGCCGGGCGCCACGCCCGGCGCGACGCCGACCGGGTCGCAGTCGATGCCGTTCGGGCAGGCTCGTGCCGATGCGTGGGCGCGTGAGCAGGACTTCGGTAAGCAGGCCCGTAACTGGGCGCTCGGCGCGGTCACCGAGGAAGTGGGCGGGCTGCTCGCGCCGATCGGTGCCGATGGGCTGTTCAAGCAGGCCATCGACGAGCTGATCAAGTACCTCGACGCGCAGCCGCAGCAGGCGCCGCAGACGGTTAAATACGCTGACACCGTGAACAACTACGGCACCAGCGGCAAGGAGAACCGAGACAAGATGCTCGAGGGCATGACCGCGGTCACCGAGACGTATAGGCAGGGCTGACATGATCGCTGGTGTTCACGATGAACGGCGCGCGGCGTCGCTGATTCTGCGTGACCGGTACGGGCACACCGACCTGTACAAGATCGACATTCTGTCGGCCGACACGCCGCGCGGCCCGCAGGGCATCACCCTCGGGTCGAAACTGTCGGGTCTGTGGAAGGTGCCGACCGAGACACCGCTCGAGCAGTGGGCGTATCAGGAGGGTGCGACGCCGTCGGCGATGCCGCGGAAGAACGAACGCCGACCCAAGGTGACGCTCATCACCTATGCGAAAACGTTCGACGAGTACCGCAACATTGAGTCGCTGTTGTGGTCGGTGCTGCACACCGACTACGACTGTTTCCTGCGGCTGTACTTTCCGCCGCCGCACGGGTGGCGCGAGCTGCGTGTGCGGCTGCTCAAGCAGCCGACCGACGACACCGAAGAGGTGCATGGTCGGCGGCTCACGATGGCGTGGCCGGTCGAGTTGCTCGCGTGGGATCCGTTTTGGTTCTCGGCGCCGTACACGTTCGAGTTCACCCGCGATGATCAGGGCGGCGGGCTGCCGTACATGACGTCGGTCGGTGGCGGCGTGTACGAGATCGACGTGCCGTGGTCGAATCCGACCGATCAATTCGGGTGGGCCGAGTGGAACTCGGGTGAGCTCACCGCCGCGACCGAAACGTGGTCATTTCCTGACGGCGACTCGGGCGTGATGATCAAGCTGCCGTCGCTGTCGGGTGCGGCGAAAACGTTTTGGCTGCAGACCAATCCGACCAAACCGCAGTTGTGGACGAAGGTGCCCGCGCAGGACTGGGCGCGTATGTCGATGAAGGGTAATGGTGTGTTCACCAAACCGCTGATGCCGAACACCCCGGATACGCGCACCGTTAAGGTGCGGCTACAGGGCGGGCACGCCGGGTCGCGCATGATGCTCACCATTCCGCGCCGGTGGGATCGTCCGATCGGCGGGCAGCTGCCGCTCGTCGCGCAGGCGGTGAGTCACTGATGCCGCCGCTGATGACGCCGACTGAGGCGCGGCGTGACCTCGAAATGTCGTTCATCGACTGGTCATCGTCGGCACGGAAACGCCCCGATGTCATTGTGTATGACAAGAACTGGGAATCGAACATACCGATCTTCAACGAGACGGCGTGCAAGGTCGGCCGCAAACTGAACGACACCGGCGAGGGCAACCTACGCATCTTCGGCAACGACAGCGTGTACGACTTCGTGATCGACGAGCTCGGCGAGTGGGAAGATCTGCACGTCCGGATCCGGTTCGCGTTCTACGAGTGGACCGGCAAGGTGACGAAGGTCATCGACGAATGCAACTCGGACGGGTTCGAGTACATCGAGTTGAAGATCGTGCACGAGTTCGAGCACGCGAAAAAGGTTGTGTGCTTTGCAAACCCATTCTTCCCGGCAGAGTTTCAGTGGCCCAAAATTTGGGCGTACGGGGGACCAGCGCAGACAGGCATCACCTCGCTGCTATTTCTGAACCTGTTGCGCCGGTTCGCGCTGCCGTGGACGTTCAGCGACAACCTGTTCGACCCCGGCTCGTGGCTGTCGAACTTCAACCCGTCGAACTGGCCGATAGTTGTTGTGCCCAAACCGTTCCTCACCGACACGTCGATGTGGTGCGTGCTCGCGACGAGGTTCGGCAATTTTTACGACGTGGTGCTGCCGACGCTCAAGGATGCGGGGCTGCACCTCGACTGCTACCGGTGGTTCCCCGGTATGCCGCAGCCCGCGTCGGGCTGGTACACCCTCACCAAACCGACGCTAGTGTTCGACGTCAAGAACAAGAGCGGCTACGTCGGGCCGACGGGCACCCTGCTCGACGGGCTCGCGCAGCTGGTGTCGACGGTCGCCGACGACCTGATCAACGAGGTGGTGACCGAGGTCGCGCCGGTCGACTCGCCCGAGTACTCGGTGGCGGGGTTCCTCGGCACGACGCGCACGAGTCCGTGGGTGACGTTCCGCAACGCGCGCAGCACATTCGGGCAGGGGTCGGTCGAGACGTACCGGCAGATCACGAACAAGGCGACAGCCTCGAGTGTGGTGACGGGCGGCAAATCGCCCGAGTGGGTGAACGCCGGCATCAAGCTGCTGCTCAACGCGGCACTGGGGTATCTGGGAATGCTGATCGGCAACCCTGCCCTGGGGCTCGGCATCTTCGAGGACCAAGTCACCGACGTCGTGCTGGCGTTCCACCGAATACCCAACCCCCCGCGGGTCGCCAAAATGGGTGCGTGGGGGCCGCCGTTCGGTGAGTACTGGGAAGCGTCCGGTGGTAACGGGTCGCTGATCTCGGCGATTCAGGCGGTGCGTGTCGGTTTCTTCCGGTCACGCGCGTACCGGGTGTTCGAGGTGACCGTCATGCCCGGGCGGCCGTACTACCCCGGGGCGCACTTCGACATCGGTGACCGCGTCAACGCCGAGATCGGCCGCACCGGTCGGCTGCACACCGACTACGTGTACGGCATCGACACCGAGTGGAATCGCACCCAGGATCCGAAGGACACCATCACGATCGGTGACGGCGTCGTAGAGGACACCCCGGGCGCGATCTTGTCGCGGCAGATCGCGTCGCTCAAGGACATCATGCAGGCGCTCGGTGTGTCGGCGTAGATACTGGTGACGACCACCCACCGACGGAAGGAACGACATGGCTCGACGAGGTAATCAGCGGCGGCGCGGGCTGATACGTGACGACAACGGCGTCGTGCTCGCGCTCGACCGCAGGCACCCGATGCTCGATACGTTCACCGCGATACCGCTGTCGGCGCCGGACATGCCGGGCGTCGAGGTACCGCCGATCAATTTGCCGCCCGAGATGAAGCAGGCGCAGTGCATCCATTTCTACGAGAACCTGTATCCCGGGCTGCCGGCGCCGCTGCGGCCCGGGCTGCGGGCGCACCTCGTCGACGACAACGGCGACCCGATCGTGAACGAGCGCGGCGTGCCGGTGGTCATCGAGTCGAGCAAGTATCGGCTCGCCAACCCGACGGGCGACAACCTACCGATGGGCGGGGCAGGCGAGTTCTGGCTGTCGTGGGCGATCGACGCCGAGCAGGTGCGTGCTGACGCGCAGGAGCTGATCGACGAGCAGGGCCCGGCGCAGATGCTCAACGTCGAGGACATGGACGACGAGCAGCTCGCCGCGTACCACGCACAGCTCAACGAGCAGCAGCGGCGCATCGAGCGGGTGCTGCTCGAAAAGGAACGGGCCCGGCAGCTCGACCTGCCGGGCAACGATCAGCGCACCGCGCCGCCCGAGTTCGGCAACTGGGTGCAGTCGAACGCCGACCGGCTGCGTGAGCAGGGGATGCCCGACAAGGTCGTCGACCGCTCGCTCAAGCACACCGCAGCCGGGGCCGATCCGCTCGACGAGCTCGCCGAGCAGGCGCAGCCACCCGAGGCGGGTGATCCGCAGTGACGTCGCCGGGGCCCGACCATCCGGTACCCCCGAACGGGTACACCGCACAGACGATTCACGAACTGCAGGAAGTCGACCCCGATGCTTTGGGTCGGGCCCGCAACACCGACATGCACGGGCAACTCGAGGGCGTCCGCGGCAACCTGTTCAACGGACTACTGGGCGGGTTCGGGTCGGTACCGGCCGCCCTCGTCCCGATCATCAGCGGCATATTCAACGGATGGAATGGCGGCGGTTCGGTCGGCGACCCGCTCGAGGTGCAGTACACCATCGAGCAGATCAAAGACGCTGTCATCAACGGGTACAACGTCGAAACGAAAGTGACGTCGGGGGCGTGGGCTAAGCCCGCAACGTTGAACGAGATTGTGGTCATCGCGATCGGCGGTGGAGAGACGGGTCAGAACGGGCAGGGCACGGCGGGTGCGTCTACCGGCGGCAGGGGTGGCGGATACCTTGCACAGCAGCTCGACCCTGCAACGATCGCCGCGTCCACGCCGTATGTCATCGGGACGGCGAACAACTCCACCAGTTTCGGCAGCCACGTATCGACGATCCCCGGCGTCGGCGGCATGTCTACACAGTTCGGCTACACCGAGACACAGTCAATGCCCGGTAACGGCGGGCTCGGTGGGCGAGGTGGGACAAGCGATTTCAGCCCGACTGCCGGTACCCCCGGCTCGTCGTCTGTGCTCGCTGCGGGCGGCGCTGGCGGTAACCGCGGCACGTCCGGTAGCGACGCCGGTCAACCCGGTGTGGCTGGCGGCAACGTGAGCGCAGGCACCACCACCAAGTGCGGCGGCGCTGGTGGTGGTGGCGGTGGCGGCGGGCAGCTGAACCTCGTGGGATTCAGTGGCGGGCCGGGCGGTCCGGGCGGGTATCCCGGTGGCGGTGGCGGTGGCGGCGGTGGCCGGTCGGGTGGTGTCGGGTCGGCAACGAACGGCGCCGGCGGTATCGGCGCGACCGGCGTGCTGTGGATCTTTTGGAGGTGACCGGCATGAACGTCGAGTACGTGGGCGAGGCGACATGGATGATGCCGACGACCAATCTGTATCGGTGTGACGACGGACGGTACCTGCTAGTCATGGTGCTCGACCTGCCGTCGGCGGCGGCGCTGTCGATGAGTTCGGGACTGCGGGTGCCGGTGTCCCGGGCGCATCTGCGCGCCGAGGTGTCGGTGTTCTGGTCGGATGAGCGCGGCTCGCCGGTCGATGCCGACGGCGACCCGCTCAACGGCATGACGCCGTGGGCGTCGACCGATCCTGAGACGCAGGCACCGGTAAATCTGCACCCGGACGGCGACCACCCGATCGCCGCATACTCGCACGAGGGGGCGCTCGCCGCGCTCGGCTACACCCTCACGCCACCTGCACCTGAGAGGATCGAGCCATGACATGCGCTATCGGTGACCCCGCGTCGGAGGAAAACGTATACCTCAAGCTCGGCGGCACGTTCGATCAGCAGATCGAGCTGCGCGAGTCCGACGGCAGCGCGTGGTCGCCGCCGGTCGGCACGACCCTCGAGTTCGTGTTCGGGCCCGACCCGCTGTCGCCGCTGGCGACGTGGACGGCGGCCATCAACGGCAACATCGCCCGCGTGCAGCGCACCGTGGCGCAGGTGTCTGCGGTGCGCAACACCCTGCGTGACGGCACCCCGGTGCGGATCCGCATGGTGGTGCCACCCGACACCGAGCCGGACGTCAAGACTGTCGGCATGGTGGTGTGGCAGTGACCGGGCCGTCGACGATCACGATTACCCGCAGCGCGCCGCGGGTGATGGCGGGGCCACGTAAGGCGCCGTTCACGGCGTGGGTGGTGCCGGGCCGCGATGGGCAGGGCATCAACTACACCGACAGCGTCGCGACGTACGCCGACCTGCCGACCGACCTCGACGCTGACGACCGCGGCAAGGGGTACTTCGTCGTCGACGACGGGCTGCTCTACAACTGGAACGGCGCGACGTTCCCCGCACAGGGTGACGGGCTGCCGATCCAAGGCGAGGTGGGGCCGCAGGGCCGCGGTATTCAGGCCGGCGGTGTGTCGGTGGTCGGCACACAGCTGCGGTTCCTGATGAACGACGGCAGCACCGATGCGGTGACCATCCCCGCAATTCAGCAGGCGATCGACTCTGCGGCCGCAGCATCGAGCTCGGCGACCACGGCGGGCACGGCGCGTGATGCGGCGCAGGCTGCCGCGCAGACGGCGGGCACAGCGGCGACGACAGCGGTCGGGGCCCGGGACGCTGCGCAGACCGCGCGCACCGCCGCCGAGGCTGCCCGCGACACAGCGACGACGGCGGCAACCGGTGCGGACAACAGCGCGGACGCGGCCGCGACGAGCGCGGCCGCCGCCGACGTGTCGGAAACGAACGCCGCGAACTCGGCTGGCGCGTCGGCGACGTCGGCGACACAGGCCGATGCGAGCGCGGATTCAGCGGATGCGGCGCGTTCAGCGGCTGTCGCAGCACAGGCAGCGGCCGAGGGATCGGCGACGACGGCGGGCGTCTCAGCGGCGGCAGCTGCGTCGTCTGCCGATGACGCAGGTGACAGTGCGGCGGCTGCGGCCGCGTCGGCGGCCGAGGCTGCCGACGTCGTCACCTCGGGTGTGCCGAACGCGACCGCCACCGACAAGGGCGGCATCCGACTGACGGGCGACCTCGGCGGCACGTGGGACAACCCGACCGTGCCCGGGCTCGCGAACAAGGCCGACCTCGACGAGAACGGCAAGGTTCTCATCTCACAAATCCCGGCGCAGGCGCTGATCGAACGACGCCTCGTCGCGACCACCGCCGAGCGGCTGGCACTCACCGACGTGCAACCGGGCGATGTCGCGATCCAGTCGGGCAACCCCGGCCGCGGCAGCTACATACTCGCCGGTGCCGACCCGTCACTCGAATCGTCGTGGACGATGTTTCTGCTGCCCGACTCGCCGGTGCAGTCGGTGAACGGGTACGTCGGCATCGTCGTACTCGGCAAGGCCGACGTCGGACTCGGCAACGTCGACAACACCAGCGACGCGAACAAGCCGGTGAGCGGCCCGCAGCAGACAGCGCTCGACGCGAAACTCGCCAAGCGCACCGGCACGAACCTGCTGTACAGCAACGGCGCCGACGGCAACCCCGCCGGGATCAACTACACATCGAACGCCACGAACTTCACCGCGGCGTTCCGTGACGGGGCTGGCACATTCAAGGTGGGCACACCGACCGACGTCGCGCACCCCACCACGAAAAACTACGTCGACACCGCACTCGGCGGTAAGGCTGCCGCAGTGCACACGCACGCCGCCGGTGACCTCACCTCAGGCACCCTCGACATCGCGCGGCTGCCCGTCGGTACCGCCGCCACGCAGGTCGCCGCAGGCAACGACTCACGCATCGTCAACGCGGTGCCGAACACCCGGCAGGTGATCGCTGGTACCGGGCTGTCGGGTGGCGGCGCATTGTCCGCTGACCGCACCCTCGCCGTCGCGTACGGCAACACCGCGGGCACCGCAGCGCAGGGCAACGACGCGCGGCTGTCCGACCAGCGGGTGCCGACCGACCTGTCGGTGATCACGGGCAAACTCGCCGACGCGTCGGTGACGATCCCGAAGCTCGGCGCCGACGTCGTGCCCGGTATTCAGGGCATGATCGACGCCTCGATCGGGGCGGCGCAGCGCATCACCGTCAACGCGCAGACCGGCGCGTACGCACTCGTGCTGGCCGATGCGAACAAGGCGGTCGAGGTGAGCAGCGCGACCGCGGTCAACCTCACCATTCCGACCGACGCCGCAGTCGCGTTCCCCGTCGGCACCGTCATCGAGGTCGACCAGCTCGGCGCCGGCAAGGTCACGATCGTCGGCGCCTCGGGCGTCACCGTGCAGGCGCCGGTCACGCCGACCACGCGCGCACAGTTCTCGGCGGTCGTGCTGCGCAAGCGCGGCGCGAACCTGTGGCTCGTCACCGGCGACATGTGATGGTGCTGCCGAACACCCGGTACCGGGCGCAACGCAAGTACTCGGCGAACAACGTCGCCTACGACAACTCGACCGTGGTCGAGGGCTCGTCGACGACCAGCATCAACCTCGCCGTGGGTGAGGGCGCGGCGATCATCGTGTTCGTCGCCGGCAACCTCACGAACGCGGCCCGCGTCGACGGCGCCGCGATGACACTCATCGGTAAGACAGCGAACGCCGCGATGTACGCCATCACCGGGCTGGCCGCCGGTGTGCGGAACGTGCAGGTCGACCGATCCGGTTCGAGCTCGCACATCGTGTCGGCGGTGTCCTACACCGGCGTCACGACCGTGACCGGCGGCTCGCTCGAGAGTGGGTCGGGCACGACCCCGTCGAACACCCCTGCCGGGTCGGGCGGGCTGGCGGTCGCCGGGTTCGACTTCGGCGTGTCCTCGGGCGACGCCGCGTCGGTCGTGTCGAACGGCAACCTACGGCAGATGTACCGGCGCACCGCGTCGAACGCGCTCGCTGTCGCCGACCGAGCGGCGGCGCCGGTGGCGATCACCAACCCGACCGGCGGTGCGTGGACGAGCATCGGTGTGTGGCTGTCGACCTGATCGCTGCACGTGATCGCGGCGTCGGCGGGTTACGCTGGCGTGTAGCACGTCGCTGGCTAGGGGCCGGGCATCACACCACCGAACGGACCCCGGACCCATGTCGTTTGCACCTCGCACCCTCGACTACGCACGCCGCGTCAAGGCGGTCGGCGAGGCGATGGGCATTTCTCCTCGAGGTATCAAGATCGCGTTCACCACGCTGATTGTCGAGACCGGCATCAACGATGACCAGGGTCGGCTGCTGCTGCGCAACCTCGCCAACGGCAAGGTGCCCGAGTCGCTCAAGATCCCGAACGACGGCGTCGGCTCGGACGGTTACAGCGTCGGCATCTTCCAGCAGCAGGTGCGGCGCGGCAACGGCAACGCGTGGTGGTGGGGCGACGCCGCGACGTGCATGAACATCGAGGCGTCGGCGCGACTGTTTTTCGAGCGGCTCGCCCGACTCGACTACGAGTTCGCCGGCCGCAGCCCCGGCAAGTTCGCGCAGGACGTCCAGGGCTCGGCGTTCCCCGACCGCTACGACCAGCGGTTCGCCGAGGCCGTCGCACTGTACGACACCATCACCGACGACACCCCGAAGGAGCCGAGCGTGGCACCCGACTACGGCATCACCCACCGCATTCACGGATACAACCCGAACAGTGCGGGCATCGGCAACAGCAACGGGCCACGCTCGAGCACCCGCAACGGCGCGGTACACACCCAGCAGGGCGGCAACGGCGACGCGATCGCACTCGCGAAGTACTGCAACGGCGCGCAGGTCGGATACAACATCTGCGTTGACGACCAATTCACCGTCGAGAACGTGCCCGTCGGCGAGGGGTCGTGGTCGGCGGCCGACGCGAACAACATCGCATTTCACCTGTGTTTCGCAGGCAGCTACGCCGAATGGTCGCGCGGCCGGTGGCTGTCGCCCGACGCATCCGACGGACTCAACGAAGACGCGATGCTGTGGCGCGGCGCCAAGGCGATGGCCGCCGCGTGTCAGCAGTTCGGTATCCCGGTCAAGGCGGTCGGGTCGCTGCGCTACGCCGACGGCAACTGGCCGCCCGAGCCCGGCATCTGCGGGCACGTGTCATTCGGGCGTCGCGGCGGCGGCCACACCGACCCGGGCGTCAACTTCCCCATGGACGAGTTCATCCGCCGGGTCCTGACGTTCATGCGCCCGGCGGCGGCCGCACCGAACCTGATCGACGCCGAGGCTCGGGTCGCCGCGTCGTGGATCGGTAAGCGACTCGACCCTGCAGGCGCGGCCGGTGAGAACGTCATCGCCCCGAAGGGCACCAAGCTCGGCGCGTTCGTCCGCTACGAGAACGCGCACGTGTACTGGCGGCTCGGCGCGAACGCCGCATACGCCATCCCCCACGGCGGACTGTTCGAGGCGTACAAGGCCCGCGGGTTCGAGGGCGGGCCGCTCGGGTTCCCCGTCATGCGACACGAGGTCGTCACCGCAGCGGGCGTCACCGGCGGCGTGCAGGCATTCCAGGGCGGCACACTGCTGGCGCCAACCGGCGGCCCGACCGCAGGGTTCCATCTGCACGGCGAGATCGGCAAGGCGTACGCCGCGCAGGACTGGGAGCAGGGCCCGCTCGGCTGGCCGAAGTCCGACGAATACCCGCACCCCGAGATGGGCCCGGGCTGCATCCGGCAAGACTTCACGGGCGGTTCGCTCGTGTACACACCGACCAGCGTCGTGCTGGTCACCACCGCATAACCGAGAGGATCACCATGACAGACCACTACGGCAGCCACGCCGCACCCGAGCAGGTACTCGAGGGTGAGGTCGTGCCCGCTGGCACCCCGCTCACGGTCGGTGGCGTCGCCGCCGACCTCGTCGATAAGGCGATCAAGACGTTCGCGCAGACGCTGCTCGTCTACCTGGGCGCTGGTGCCGCGGTGTCGGTGCTCGACGTCCCGTGGACCGTCGCGCTGCAGGGCGCGCTGATCGCGACCATCGGCACCGTGCTGCTCGTGCTGGTGCAGACGTCGTGGACACCGGCAAATCCGTATGTCGACGCCCTCGCCCGCGCCGCACGTACGTTCCTCGCCTCGCTGGCCGGCGCAATCCCGGTCGTCGACCCGAGCCACACCGTGACCCTCGCTGACGTCCCGTGGGGGCAGGCCGCCGGTATCGCCGGCACCCTCGCTCTCGTGTCGCTGCTGACGTCGCTCGCGTCCATGAACCTCGGCGTGTCCAAGCACACGCCGAGCCTGACCAGGTAAGCCGTGTGGTGTCCGATGTCCATTGTCCGCCCGATTCCGGGCGGGGCCGAAAGGTGCGCCGGTGAGCGAGACCACCCCGCCGGAACTGCCAGACCAGCAGCAACCGGAGTCGACACCGGACACCACCAGCGGCGACCAGCAGCAGCCACACCGTGTGATGCCGCCGACATGGCTGATCAACCTCGTCGCCATCACGATCCTCGTGGTGTGGGCAGTGAGTTTCGTCGTTCGGATCGTCTACCCCGATCGGACCCTCGCACCATCAGTCGACGCGCTCATGCTGATCGTCGCCGGGTTCCTGTTCGCGGGCAATTTCAAAGACAGGTTTACGGGGGGTAAGCCATGACAGCGATGGAACTCGTCATCGAGGCGTTCAAGGCGCTGATCTATGCGGCGATCGGGCTCGCGATCGGGCTCGGCGTCAACTGGCGCAAGGCCAAGATTCACGGCGCGACCGTGCTGGTGCCGACAGTCAAGCCCGAGCGCAACGTCGCGCGGCGAGTGATCGGGGGGATCCTCGTCGTCATCGGTGTGCTGGCGCTCACGCATTTCGTGACGTTCACGGCGCGACAGTCGGACTGTAACGAAGAGTTCCGGCGCGTCATTCAGGAGCGGGGCGACGCCGCGACCGAGCAGTCGACGCTGTGGTCGCAGCTCGAGCGTGAGCTCGCCGCGCTCGGACCGGTCGACACCCCGGCCGAACGGCAGGCCGAGGTTGATGCCCGCATCCGCTACGTCGAGGCGTACGAACTGGCAACCGAGCGTCGCCGATCCAACCCCTACCCCGACCCGAGGTGCTGATGTCCACCGTCTACCTGCTGACGTTCCGAGGTATCGACGAACGCCTCACCGGCAATATGCTCGACCGGCTGGCCTACCCGCTGCCGACCGGATGGATGCGAGTCGAGGTGCCGTGGACGGCATCGTACGGCCGCACCAGCAGCTACGCCCGCTCACTCGAGCAGGGCATGGCGCTCGGCGAGCAGACGATACGCGAGATCAAGGCCGCCGAACCGTGGGCAAAGATCATCCTCGCCGGGTACTCGGGCGGCGCCGCGCTCGCCGGCAACCTCGCGAACAAACTGCCGAGCCTCATCGACGGCGTGGTGCTCGTCGCGGATCCGAATTACCCCGGCACGGGCGGCGACTTCGGTATCGCTGGTGCTCGCCGCGTCAACGCGGTGCCGGTCCGGTACGTGGTCAACCCCGGCGACATCATCTGCTGCTGCCCGGCGCTCTCACCGCTGCGCATCCTCGCGACGCTGTCTCCGCGTATGGCGCTCGGTGAGCGGTCGGCGTGGGCTGCCGACGTCCGGCAGAAGTTGGCCGACCGTAAGACGCGGCTCGAGATGGCCGAGCAGATCGGGCCGTGGTGGCTGCCCGCGACGTGGGCGCGGTACGACCGGGCGAAGGTGGGGGTCGACGGGTATCTGTCGGGTCGCGAGCATCAGGCGGCGTACACGCGTGCGGCGCCGGGCGGGTCGCTGATGGCGCGCGCTCGGGTGTGGCTACTCGACCTCGTCGGCTGACACACGCTTTCACGTAAGCGCACGCGGTTGCGCATGTTTCTGGTAGCGTCGGGGTCGTTCCACACCCACCGACCAAAGGCTCACCATGACCACCGCACCCACCGACAACCGACCCGAGTCCGTCGAGGACATGACGGACTCGATACACGACGGCGACCTGTCGTTCGCTGTCCTCACCGTGCACGACCTGCCCCGCATCGCCCGCGTGCCCGGCGCGCTCGCCGCGCTCGGAATCCTGCTCGACGCACTACGCAACGACACCGGTGACCGGGGCACCGAAACCACCGAGGCGCGGCGCGGCGTCGTCGTGACCGACGTAGCGAACTCGGGTGTCATCAGCGTCAAGCAGCCGTTCACCGACGCCGAGGGCGCACGCCAACTCGCCACCGCGCAGGAACGGTACGACCGAGGCCGCGTGCTCTATCAGGAATACCTCGACCTGCTCGGCGATGACGGCGCCGGTCACCGCGGAGACCTCGACGAGTTCGCCACCAAGCACCGGTACACGTGGGCGTACTACCTGCGGCGTGAGGGCATCCCCTCACCCACCGAGGCGAAGTGATGGCCGCGTGCAGTTCGTGCGGCGAACGCATCGTGTTCGGCATCACCGCCAACGGCAAGAACATGCCGCTCGACGAACACCCCAACCTGACCAAGGGCAACGTCCGCGTGCTGCGCCGCGAAGGCCCGAAGATGTACGTACAGTCGCTCGGCGCCCTCGCCGCCGCAGTAGCTCGCACCAACGGCGAGCACCTGTACCTGTCGCATTTCGTCAACTGCCCTGCCCGCGACCGCCACCGAAAGTCACGCCGATGAACCACCACCACCTGCCCTACAACCCATGGCCCGACGCTGTTGACCTGCTGCCCCTGTACGACACGTCGACCACCTCGGGACTGATCGCGTGGCTCGAGCAACGCCGCAACGGCATCGGCTCGAGTGACTGCTCGGCGGCGCTCGGCATGAACAAATGGGACGACGCGACACCGTGGCACGTGTTCATGGACAAGACCGGGCAGCTGCCCCTCGACCTCGGCGACAGCGAGCAAATGGAGATCGGCCGCGAAGTCGAGGGCGCGATCGTCCGCATGGTCGCCCGCCGCGCTGGGTTCGATTTCGTGCGAGGGCTGCCGGGCATGGTGTCCCGGGTGCGGCCATGGCAACGCACCAACCTCGACGCCGTGTTCGACACCCCCGACGGGCCCATCCCGTTCGAGGCGAAGAACACCAGCGAGTACCAGCTCGAGGACTGGGTCGACCAGATACCCGACCACGCCGAACTGCAGATCCTGCACTCCATGGCCGTGCTCGACGCCCCGTACGGCTACGTCGGCGGCATGGTCGGCGGCCGGCAGATCGTGTGGCGCCGCGTCGACCGCGACCCCGACCTCATCGACCACATCATCACGACCGAGTTCGAGCTGTGGCAGCGCATCGCCAAGTACCGCGAGCTCATCGCCGGCGTCGAGTACATCGACGACGACCTCGAGGCCAAGCTGCGAGCCCTCGAGCCGCCGCTGTCGTCCCGCGACACGATGGCGAGCATCGTCGGCGCCGCACCGAAACGTGACGCCGAGGTGCTCGTGCTCACCCCCGAAGAGGCCGCCGTAGCTCGGGCGTGGAAAGAGCAGTATGACGCTGGTGCCGACCTCGAGAAGCACGCGAAAACGATTAAGGCCGAGGCGCGCAACAACCTCGCCCGCATCGCCGACGGGTACGACGTCATCGCCGAGGCCGTCGACGACCACGCCGACGGCGAGCCCGACCACAAGGTGCTCGCCCGGGTCGGGCTCGGCACGTTCGCCAAGACCAAGTTCGTCGAGCTGTACCCCGACATCGCCGACGTCACGATGAAGAAAGTTGAGGTACTCGACGTCGACGCGGTCAAGCGTGAACACCCCGACGAGTACCGCCGCTGCCAGGCGCGCGTCGTCCGGGGCCCGCGGAAGAGTGACCCGCAGTGACCGGGCCCGAGCACTACGCCAAGGCCGAGCGTCTGGTGCGGCAGGCGAACCTGACCACACCGAACGGTGGGTATCCCCACTACGGCGACGCCGAGCGGGCGCACATGATCGCCTCGGCGCAGGTGCACGCCACCCTCGCGCAGGCTGCGGCGACCGCACTCGAGACAGTCAACAGCGGACTACGACCCGACCTCGACGACGCTGTCGAGGACACGTTCAACGACTGGCACACCGCCATCACAGGAAAGGGACAACTCAATGGGTAGGGATCTCAAGGCACGCGCCACCGGCAACGTGCAACAGCAGCAGGACGCACCCGTCCCGCTGTCCAAGCAGATCGCGCAGATGCAGGAGCAGTTCCAGCGCGCCATGCCGAAGGGCACCGAGGCTGTGCAGCTGGTGCGCGACGCACAGACAGCACTGCGCGCGGTCAAGGATCTCGAGAAGTGCGAGCCGGCGACCGTGCTCGGCGGACTCATGACGTGCGCGCAGCTCGGGCTACGCGTCGGCGTGCTCGGGCAGGCGTGGCTGCTGCCGTACTGGGACAGCAAAGCACGCGGCCACAAGGCGCAACTCATCATCGGGTATCAGGGTTTGCTCGAGCTGATCTACCGCAGCGATCAGGTCGAGACCGTCGCCGCCCGCGTCGTCTACGAGAACGACGAGTGGCTGCTCGAGTACGGGCTCGGCGAGGACACCCTGATCCACCGGCCGCCCGCCGGGTGGGCCGACCGCGGCAACCCCGTCGGTTTCTACGCGATCGCCCGCATGAAGTCGGGTGGCTACCAGATGACTGACCCCGTATCGGTCACCGACATGGAGAAGCACCGCGATCGGCACGCACCCCGCAACCGCAATCAGCAGATCGTCGGCCCGTGGCGCGACCACTTCGAGGCGATGGCCCTCAAGACCATGATCATCCGGCTCGCCAAGACGCTGCCCAAGTCGCCCGAGGTGGTGCGCGCGATCGAGAACGATGGTGCTGTGCGCGCCGACCGCACCCCCGCGGCGATCGACCACCCGGCGCAGCCGAACGTCGTCGAGGGCGAGTTCACCGTCGACGACCCGGACTCATCCACACCCGATGCACAGCCTGTGGACAACGAGACCGGCGACGACACCCCGCCACCGGCCGAGGGCGCCGAGCAGACACTCACCCGGCAGGAACTCGTCGCGCACCAGCTCGCCGAGATGGGCGTCAACGACGCCGACAACGTCGCAGGATGGCTGCAGCAGGCCCTCGGCGACCCCGACGCACCGAAGGTGCCAGCAGACCTCAACGACGCCGAGGCGTCGCAGGTGCTCGAGGCAATCGCCACGAGTAAGAAGTAACCCCCCGAGAGAGCAGACACATGGCAGACGACGAGATCAAGGGCCAGAAGGTCACCAACGCCAACGGCACCGACCCCGGCACCGACGGGTCGATGGTCAAGTTCCGATTCAGCGGATCACCGACCAGCCTGTACGAACTGTCACCCGAAGCCGGAGACGTGTTCGTCATGACGTGCACCGTGCAGTGCACCAACGGCACCCACCGCAAACTCGGCGCCGACGGCACATTCCTCGAGGCGTCATTCGCCGTCCGCGAATGCGTCGTCGGACGGCAAACCACGCTGCGCGAACCGGCGACACAGACCGCCACCGACGACGACGACATCGTCAAGGAATCCAAGCAGAACGAGGCGCAGCTGACGCTGGTGCCACCGGACGAAGCGGATGCTGCAGCGGCCGAGCAAGCCGCCGTCAACAAGGTCGCCGACCCATTCAAGGTCAAGACCGATGACGGTAGCGGACCCCCTCAGTAGTGCCGAATGCTGGCGGCTGCGACACGACGTCCCGAAAGTCGCAGCCGCCGGCACCCCGGTGCACTACGACCGGCCCGTCGACGACGACCCCGGCGAGCACCGCATCGTCGTCGCCGTCCTGTACGGGCAGGCCGTACCGCTCACCGTCCCCGGCTACTACCTCACCCCACCAGCCACCCACGATTGGACACACGCCGTGACCCCCGACCCCCCCAAGTTCCTCAGCATCCCCGAGGTGCAGGCGCAGCTCGGCGGCATCAGCAGACGCACCGTCTATTACATGATCGACGCCGGCAGTCTGCGCCGCGTCAAGGTCGGCGCCCGAGCGATGATCACCCGCGAATCCCTCGAGGCGTACATCGAACAGCAGGCCGGTGTCACGCCGTGACATGGTTCAAAGTTGACGACAATTTCCACCACCATCCGAAGGCCCTCGACGCGGGTAACGCGGCCCTCGGATTGTGGGTCCGTGCCGGATCTTGGTGCGGATCGAACCTCACTGAGGGTTTCATCCCGCGTCGGATCGCACTGCAAATGGGGTCGCGAGCGCAGGTACGACAGCTGATTTCCACAGGGCTGTGGATAGAGGTGAATGACGGCTACATGTTCCACGAATGGAGTGAGCGTCAACCCACCAAGGCCGAAGTCGAATCCGAGCGTGAGGCGAATAGGAAACGGCAGGCCAACTACCGTAAACGGCGTCGTGAGGCGGCCGCTGCCGAGGCCGATGCCGACAGTATCGAACCCCCCGCCGAGCCTGAAAGTAACGGCGTGAGTAACAGCGTTACGAATCGGACACGTAACGCCGTTAGTAACGGCACCCCGACCCGACCCGACCCGACCCGACCAATAACTACTAGTGGTCAAGTTAAAGAGGGGGGGTTACGTAAGCAGACGCGCGCGACCGCACCCCGCCCGGAAGCGATCACCCGAGGCTCACTCGCCCTCGTCGTCTCGGCTACGCCCGACGCCGACGCCGAGCCACCCACCAAGTGCCCCCGCCACCGCACCCGCATCGGCCGCATCGACGAACCCTGCGCCCCCTGCCGCGACGCCCGACTCGCACACCAGGCGTGGACCGAGCACCGCAACCAGCTCGAGCAACTCGCCCGCGACCACCGCCGCACCGCCATCGCCCACTGCGACCGCTGCGACGACCTCGGCTGGACCCTCGACCCCGACACCGGCGTCAGCGCCGACCCCGCCCGCCGATGCACCCACGGAGCGACCCCATGAAATCCCAGGACTGGCACGCCCAACGAGCCCACGCCGAACGCGTCCCCTGCCCCGACTGCCACGCACCCACCGGCCGCACCTGCCGCAACGGCTACACCGGCCGCGAACTCAACGGGCCCGCAGCCCACATCGCCCGCACCAAGATGGCAAACGACCTCACCGCCATCACCGACCTCGACCAGAACCACCCCGCGCCGGGCCCCAGCGGCACACACAGCGACGAAAGGGGCACATCGGTACCCGAGTGACCGAACCGTAATTACGTCACCCCATTACGTCACACAAAAACCACAACCCAGGAGCCCCACCGATGACCACCGAAACCCACCGAACCCACGCCACCGAACACCTCCACCGGCTCAACGACGACGCCCTCACCGAGGCCGGCGTACACCGCACCGGCTACCAAGCGATCACCCACGCCCTACTCGCCCTCACCGCACCCGACATCACCCACATCGACGCCACCGACGAATGCGCCGACGTCGAGCAGTGCGACGAATTCGAGACCATCGGCCAGAACTGCCGCGCACACACCTCGCGTCGCTACGAGGACCAGCCGCGCGCCGGCTGGCGCACACCGACGGCGCACCGCTACGACGTCGCCGACGCTCCCGTCGTCTGCGGCAGCAGCACCAGCACCGAACCCGACGCCGACGGCAAGGCGTGCACGTTCGAGTGCGGGCGCCTCGACGGGCACGACGGCGTGCACACAGACGGGCCGTGGGTGTGGCTCGGCGAACGCGGCCACGAGTTCGGGCTGACCCACCTCAACCGCGACGAGGCGCAGCGGGTGCTGTCCGGGCTGGTCGCCACCCCACACCTCGACGCCCGTGACCCGAAACGCGCGGCCCGGCTCGCCGCCGACACCGTGGTCACGCCGGTGCAGCCGCAGGACACACGCAACCCCGCGTGGCGGCTCGGGCTGCTCGCCGAGCGGGTACGCCGGGCAATGAACATCGAGCCGCTGCCCGTCGAGATGACCGTCGACGCGCTCGTCGACGACCTCGACGAGAACGTGAGAGAACTCATCGAGTCCCGCAACAACTGGCGCGACGAACACCAGGCGCAGCAGCCCCACGTCGAGCAGCTCGTGCAGATCACCCGCGAGCTCGTCGCGGCCGCCGACCTGATGCTCAACATCGGGGTGCGGCCCGCGCCTGGCGAGTTCACCGCGCTGGCCGAGACCACGCAGCGCGTACAGGCCGCGATCGAGGCAGCCCGTCGCACCCTCGAGGTGGGGCAGTGAACTGGCGTGCCGCGGTCGTCGCCGCCGCCATCGTCGTCGCGTGCATCGCGTTCGTGCTGCTACTCGGGGCCGGGCTCATGACCCGCGACGACCCCGAGCAGGGTGGCAGAGGGATCGTCGTGTTCGGGCTGCTGCTGGTCGTGTCCGTCGCGGTCGCCGCCGGCGTCGGGACCGGCGCGTGAACGGCGAGCACGTGTTCGCGTGCGGCGCGTTCGGCTGGCACGCGATCATCGGCGCCCGGGCAACCGTCGTGTGCAGCCTCAACGAGGGACACGACGGGCCGCACCACGACGAACACCTCGACGTCGATTGGACCGACGAATGAGGTCACAGCAGCCATGCCCGCAGTGCACAGGCATCGTCGTCGTGCCCGCCGTCGACGCCCTCGTGTGTCCTCACTGTGGGGCTATCAATCGCATCGACTCGCGGGGTACTCTGACCAAACCCACCGATCAGGAACTTGACCAGCTGCTCACCCGGCCCGACGTACGCCGAGTCATCGAACAAGCGAGCGCAATCCGGCAGGCACTGTTCGGTGGGCAGTTCACCCTGTGCGACCCGACCGCCCTGCTCGAGCCGGAATCACACCCGACTCTCAGCGCGGCCATCGCCAAGGCGAACAACGCGCCGTGGACGATCACCCCGTGGATGATCGTCGACCCGTCGGGGCACGTCGCAGCACACCGACCCCACCGAAAGGACCGACCAGCATGACCACCCCGAAACCGTCGACCCCGCCCGCCGGGCCGTCCGGCGTCTCACACACCAAGCCGATCAACCTCACCGACGAAGTCGCCCGCATGACGGCGATCGTCACCGACACCCTGCGCACCGTGCTCGACCTCGTCGGCGTGCCCTACACCGAGCCGATCATCGAGGCCAAACGCCAGAGCACCAGCGCACCGAATCACCTCGACGCGATGCGCACCGCATGGGACGAGGGGTACGGGGAATGCGTACACGACGATGCCGGGGCAGCGATCAACCCGTACGCGAAGCTGCTCGACGACCGTCGGCAGTTCGTGCGCGAGCACGTCGAAAACGGTTACGGCGCGCTCATCGACGAGGACGGCGACAACGTGCTCGGCGACGACAACGCCGAATGGTTCGACGCCGTGCTCGACGCACACGACGAATGGCTCACACTGCAACGCCACATCGAACCGCAGCCCGCCGACAGCTGGCGCGACGACGTCGTCAACGCGCGGATCCGCGCCGATCAGGCCGAGGCACGCGTCGCCGAACTCGACCGGACACTGCGCGACGTCCTCGACGCCCTCAACCGCGACACCGGGTACAACGCTGTGAAGATCAACGGCGCACGCATCGCGCTCGCCCACGCCGGCTACGGCACACACCCCGACAGCGGCGGCTGGATACCGCCTTACAGTGCCGAGCAGGCCCTCGGCAAAATCTGGCATGTCCTCACCGAGGGCACCCTCGATCGCGACGACCAGCGACTCAACGGCGTGCGCGACGTGCTCGCCGACATGGGCTACCACGAGCACGTGCACACCCGGCTCGCCGATGCGCTGCCACCCGAGTGTGGCGAGACGCACGGCCACGAGCAGACATTCGACGGCCGCGCGTACACCTGTCGCCTGTCGGCCGGGCACGACGGGCTGCACCTCGACCACACCGCCGGGGTGACGTGGTCATGACCCGCCCGACCGACGACGAGATCGTCGCCGAAATCGACGTGCTCGCCCACGACGCGAAACTCGGCACCCGCCACGAGCAGCACGACGGCTGGTATTTCAAGCTGCATAACGCGCCGCAGGTCGACGAGCAACCGCCGTACCGTGTGCTCACCTGCGGGTGCGGCGTCGTGCTCGTCTCCGCGCCGGTGAGCGGCGACACCAGCCGCTGCCGCGTCGTGTTCCATCCGGCCGACGACCAGCCCGACGGCATGCCCGCGATCCCGCAGGTGCTCGGCGAATACCCGCACCGGGCGGCCGCCGAGACAGTTCTCGACGCCGCCCGAGCGCAGCAGACGCGGCGCGGCACCTGGCGAATTGAGCCGGTGTGAGCAGCGGTCAGCGGCCACGTCGCCGCGAGTACTTCCCCCGCATGAAGCAACGCGGCAAGCACCGGCCACGCCGACCCCGCGTCATCGTGTACGACAGCGAGTTCCGCGCCGTATGGCCGCAGCCGAAACTCGACAACCCGACCGAGTGGGCGTCGTTCCTAAACGACCTCGCCCAGATCATCAACTCAGGAGACACCCCCGAATGAAGCACAAGCCGACCACCCCGCCGAGCGGCCCGAGTGGCGTCAGCAGCCCCCGCAAACCACCCACCGGTGGCGGCGGCCAAGGCGACCCGAACAGGCTTCACCTCGACGTCAGCGACGAGGCCACCCGGCAGCGGGCCCTCGAGCTCGCAGTCGAGTGGACATGCCGCCACCGATGGCCCGACAGCGCAGGCACCCTCGTCACGGTCGCCGAGACGTTCCGCGCGTACCTCGCCGACGGCACCGTGCCCGAGGCGCCGCAGTGACCGCGCCCGCCCGCAAGGCGATGGGCGCCCACGAGAACAACGCGACCGGCACCGACACATGGTTGACCCCGCGGCATGTCCTCGACGCCCTCGGGCCGTTCGACCTCGACCCGTGCGCGGCACCGCACCCGCACCGCTGGCCGACCGCCCACCACCACCTGACCTACCTCGACGACGGACTGTCGCACGAATGGTTCGGCCGCGTCTGGTGCAACCCGCCCTACTCGAGGGCATGGCGATGGATTGAGCGACTCGCCGACCACGGCAACGGCATCGCGCTGCTGTTCGCCCGCACCGAAACGCTGCAATTCGACGATCAGGTGTGGCAGCGCGCCGACGGGCTGCTGTTCCTGCGGGGCCGGCTCACCTTCCACGAGGAGGACGGGCGCCGAGGGAAAGGCAACGCGGGCGCCCCGTCGGTGCTCGTCGCCTATGGCCGCCGCAACGCCGAGGTGCTCGCCACGTGCGGGCTGCCCGGCGCGTTCGTGCCCGGGTGGCTCAACGTCGACCCGGACGTCGACACCTCGCCGACGCTGTTCGATGGATAGGCCGAAACACCCGCCCGGTATGCCGTCGTGCGATCAGTGCCGCCACGCCCTGTGTCTGCACGGCGAAGATGGGTGCCTCGTCATCCGCTGCGACTGTTGGCGCACCGACGACAGCAGCCATACTGTAGCCTCACAGTGACCACACAACCGCACCCACCGAAAGTAGGTATCACCGTGCATATCGAACCCTCACACGTGCAGTCGCTCGTTGACGACGTCATCAGCAGGTTCGCCCGCGACAGCCGCCGCCACCCGAACGTCGACGAGATACCCGAGTCCACCGCACCTGCGCTGCACGATCTCGCCGCCGAGGTGTACGCGATGGGCTACACCGACGGCACCATCGTCACGTCGAACCGCGAGTACCAAGCGGCACGACGCAACCGCGAACGCGCCGAACGCGACGCCGAGCAGGCAGACAAAACCATCGAGGACGCGATCCGTGACCTCGGCGAGCAGGGCAGGACCGTCTGACGATGACGCTGACCATCCTCGGTGTCGACCCATCACTCACCTCGACCGGACTCGCCAAGCTCACCATCGACAACACCACCACCCTCGGTGACGGACTGTCCGACGAGGCCCACGCCCGGCTGTGCCAGGTGCAAACCACATCGGTGCACTCGTCACCGAACCTGAAAGATCCGATCACCAAGGCGCCGCTACCAAATCAGATGCGGCTACGCGTGCAACGCAACGTCGCGGTGCGCCGACAAATTCTGCGGGCCGCCCAAGGCTGCGACCTCGTGCTCATCGAGGAACTGTTCGTATCGAACCAGTCGACGCAGGGCTCACTGATGGACCGGTCGCACCTGATGGAAAGCACCTGCGAACACCTGTACGCGGCCAGCATCCCGTGCATCGTGGTGCACAACAAGCGGGTAAAGAAGTTCGCCACCGACAACGGCAACGCCGACAAAACCGCTGTCGCCGTGGGCATGTCGAAACTGTGGGGCGACCGCGTCACCCCGCACGGCGACGACGAGTTCGACGCCCTCGCCCTCGCCACGATGGGCGGCATCCGACTGGCCCGCCACCGACTACCTGTCCGCGTGCTCGAGCACCACCTGCACGTGGTCGCCGGCATCGACTGGACCGACTACGAGGAGAAGATCACATGGTGAACGACGAACAGCCGCACATCGAGAACCGGCCGCGCGTGCTCGACGCAATGAATGAGCGAGCCGCCATCGCCCGCACGGTGGCGGCGACGTTGACCACCGACAAGGCGCCAACCGAGCTCGTCACGCAGTACCGGCACGAATCCGAGGAACTTTCCGCCGGGCTGGCGCTGCTCGCGCAGCTCGGCGAGAGCATCGACAAGCTACCGAACCGCGTCGACAAAACCACAAGCAACCTCAACAGCACCCGCCGTCACCGGCAGATCGGCGTCGAGCTGGTGAACTACCTGATCGACGTAGGATTCACGCCGCCGGCAGGCGTGTTCGACCGACTGCTCGACGACGGCGGGCAGTGATGGCCGACCCCGAAATCGACGATGCGCAGCGTCTACCCATGGCGATCAAGTTCTCGCGTCTCGACACCCACCTCATCCGGGCCCGCATCGTCGCAGTCAACGAGGACGGCAGCCGCGAGCCCATCGCCTGTATCGACTACACGCTCGAGCAGGCCGCCGAGGTCGCCCACCAGTTACTCGAGGCAATGCAGTGAACCGGCCGATTGTCCCGCGCTGGCTGTACGACGAGGCCGAGCGGCGCGGCTACGACATGCACCCGTTCGTGCGGTACAACCCCGACATGCCGGTGCCCCGCACCATCGAGCCCCGCATCTGTCGGCGGCGAGCGATCAGCTCGCTGCCGAACACGCTGCACCTCATGCGGGCACCGATGCAGCGGCGGGTACCGCGGTGGGCGCTGCCACCCCGCGGATCATTGACCGGGCCCGCCGCCACGATGGCCGCGATCACGGCGCGCGTGCACCTGATGCGGCACGCCGCAGTGTGGCGCGGCGGCGTCTATGCGGACTGGCTCGCCGACGTCGGCCGCATGGTCGCCGACGACGCTGCCGGGCGACGCCGCGCTGTCGCCACCGATGAGGTCGCCGCGCTCGTCGCGCTCGACTTCCGATCGTCGACGATGACCGACCTCGAGCACTGGGTGATCAACTCGCAGACGTCGACCATCGCCGACCTCATCGCGTTCGACGACCAGCCTCGCGAACCGGCAACCGTCTGGCGGAATCCGTGGCTACCGGCCGCCGCGCCGTGGCCGTTCCTGTAGCCTCACCCTGCACACCCACCGATAAAGGAGAACACGTGTCATGACCAGATATTTGCGCACCGACTGCGCCCCGAACGAACTCGTCGAACACACCGGCACCGGCATACTCGGCAGCCTGCTCACACCGGCCCGACTCATGCGCCGGTCGCTGACCGGTGAACCCCTCGCCCCGTCCGAGCGGGTCACCGAACTACCCGAGGGCTGGCAGGTCATCCCCGAGGCAGACAACCACCTCGTGCGGGCCCTGTGGGCGCAGGTCGACAAGACAGCGAAACTCGCCACCGCCGAGTCCGATCTGCGGGACGCGCACCGGCAGCTCGACGCCGCCACGGCGCGCACAAAGATCACGCGCGAGGTGCTCGACGATCAGCTCACCGGGCTGCGCGTCGACAACGATCGTGTGATCGACCAGCTCGTCAAGACCGCGCGGAAACGCGGCCACGCCGAGGGCGCCCTCGAGGCCGACCGCGCCACGTGGTCGGAGATATACGGGCAGACGAAGCAGAAGGCCGACGCGTACGACAGTGTGGTGCGCCGGGCGAACGCCCACGCCGACTACATCAAGCAGCTCGCTGGGCTGTTCGGTATCGACACCGATCAGCACCCCGACGCCATCACTGAGCAGCTACGCAAACGCGCCGAGATCGCGGCCCGCGTCCTGTCGACCGTGATGGCCCGGGCTGTCGATGACACCGCGATCGACGCGGCCCCGATGTACGCAGCCGAAGCGGTCAACGCCATCGGCGTCGCCGACGAGCTCGCCGTCGGACTCGACCAGCGCGACGAGCGCATCGCGGCGATGTGCCGGGCTGCTGCGACCGAACCGGAGAACTGGCAGGAGGTGGTGCCCACGATCGAGCGGATGAAAACCGAGCTCACCGAGGCCCGCGCCCGCATCGCGCAGCTCACGGCCACGAACGAGGCGCTACAGTCCGCGGTCAACGGCGGCAGCGGCGGGCCCCGCATGGTCACTGCTGAGACGATCAGCTACGCCGGCGGTGGGGCTGGTGGTGGCGGGACCGCCGCCGACAGACAGTGCCGTGCGTACAGCTCGGGTGGTCGGTGCACCCGAACTGACGACCACGAGGACGGCAAGCACGTGTTCCCCGCTGCCCCCTCACAGCCGCAGCCCATCCCGGGCGACCCGCTCGAGGGCATCGAGGATGACAACCCCGACGACCTTGCTGTCGTCGCCGACGACGACGTGTTTCCGCTACTCGTCCCGGTCGGCCGGTACAAGTTGACGACGCCCATGATGGGCGGCCCTGCTGATCGGCTCGACGCTGCGGTGCTCGCCGATGGCACGTTCCGGGTCCGCCCGAAGGGCACGGACCCGAACAGTGACCCCGAGACCTGGATCGACTGCACCGCCAGGGCCCGCAAGCTGCTCGCTCGTGGGCGCTGGCACGTCGAGGTGAACGAGCAGTAGACACCCCTGCCCGGACGTGAAACGATAGCGGCACCGTGAGGCTACAGTCTCACGGTGCCGTTCCCTATTTCAGGAGACCACCACCATGCCCGACCACATCACCGACATGCACGTCGAGGTACGCAACCGCTACCCCGCCGTGTGGTCCGCCCGACTCACCAACGAGGACAACGGCGACGCCCGGCTCGTCGTGTCCCGGTTCGACGTCGAGGCCGCCGACGCCGACGAGATGGAAGAGACCGCCGAGTTTTACGAACCGCCGACCGCCGGTGACGGCTTCCAACTCGTCGACACCGAGACCGGCGAACGCATCGCGTTCCTCACCGTTGCCCACCTCAAGCCCCAAGTCGACCCGCAACGCCCCGTACTCATGCTGCAGGTGGTGGCGGTGTCGGCGTTCCACATGCCCGACTGGCCGATGGCGTTCGGCAGCTACGACCAGAACGATCCGATGGCCGGCGTGTGGGTGTCACTCAACACCCCCGACACGGTCAAGCTCGGATGGATCGAGGGCGCCCTGCTGCAGTCGGGTGAGCTCACCGTCGACGACGTACTCGGGCGCGCGTGATGCGCACACACACAACCGCGATGGCCGCCTGCCCGGGCGACCTCCACATGACCAGCGACGACCGGTGGCTGCGGGACGACAACGGGCACGCGATCACGCACGTGCACAACGACGTGGTGATCGCGTACGCGTCCGCGATTCAACTCATCAAGCTGCTGCACCAGCCGAACGTCGAGCGCATCGTGCCGTGGTGCGACACGTGCAACGCGCCCGCCCCGTGCGCCACCCTCGACGCCGTCACGATGGCCCTCACCACCGAGGCCCGCTGATGAGCTACTACTACCCCGCCACCGTCACCACCCCGCTCGACCAGATGGACTCCTACGAGCTCGACGTCGCGCACGGCGACCGCGTCATGTGCGACCAGTGCGGCGGCTACCCCCGCACCCACGAGGTCTACCGGCACGTGCGCGACGACTGCCCCGCCACCAACGGCGCAGCCGGATACCGGGCCGCGCTCGACCACCACGACGACCCCGACGTGCCGCCCGGCGTGACCGAGCAGTACGCCCGCGAGTGGACGAACGAGAGGCGCCGACATGCCACGCAAAGGTGAGGTGCCGCAGAAGCTGCCCGACGCGTGGTCACCCGACCAGCTCGACCCCCTCGACCGCGAGGAAGTCGAGCACCTCGTCGGGTACGGCATCAGCTACGAGGAAGCGATCAGTCGGCTCGGCATCGGCTCGATCGCGACCATCGGACGACGAGCACACCGAAGGAACACCGAATGACCGACGACAGTGATCTGATGGCCGCGCTGCGCGAGTCGATACCCCGACGCCGCCCGACCGCCGTCATCGTCGACATGGACGGCACACTGTGCGACGTCCGCGACGCGCTCGTGCACCTGTACGGCACCCGCAAAGACATGCGGGCATTCCATCAGGCGACCCGCCGCTGCCCGCCCACCCCGGACGTCGTCGACTGGTGCGAGCAGGTGATCGCCGAGGGGCACCGGCTGCTGCTGGTCACCGCACGCAAGTACGAACACGAGCAGCTCACCCGCGAATGGTTGGCCGAGTACGTGCCGCACCTCGAGTTCGACCTCGTGCTGATGCGCGGCGACCACGACACCCGGCACGACGACGAGGTCAAGCGGGACATTTTGCGGATCATCCGCGACGACCACGGGTACGACGTCATCGCCGCGTTCGACGACCGGCCGCGCGTCATCCGGCTGTGGCGCTCGCTCGGCATCCCGGTGCGCGTCGTGTACCGGCCCGACTGGGAGGCCGCGGGCGAACCGTACACAGGCATCAACGTGGATTCGATGTGGTGAGCAAACGGAAGTCGCCGCGGCCGGCGCTCGGTAAGGCGTGCACTGTGTGCGGCCGCCCGGTCGTCGTCCCGCAAAACGGCAACTGGCACGCCTCGTGCGCGAAACGCTGCCCCATCTGCTACGACCCGGTGATGTCCACCGACCCCGGCGACCACACCACGCACGACAAGTGCGCGAAGAAACGACCCAAACAGTAGCCTCACCAGTAGGCTACAATTTCGACCACCCACCGAAAGGATCACCACCATGCATGACCTGCTACCGCGTTGCCAAGCAACGCACCCCGACGACGACCAGCTGCAGTGCAGCCTCGAGGCCGGGCACAGCACCAACCACTACGCCGACGACATCGGCGCCATCCTCGACCACGGCGTGCCGCCCGAATGGAGCGACCCCCGATGACCCTCACCGACATGCCGCTCGCCGCGTTCGACCTCGAGACCACCTCACCGGACCCGTTCACCGCGCGCATCGTGACCGCGTCCATCATCCGTATCCACAACGACACCGTGCTGCGGTCCGAGTGGCTACTCGACCCCGGCATCGAGATCCCCGACGGCGCCGCCGAGATACACGGCGTCACCACCGAACGGGCCCGCGCCGAGGGCACCGACTACCGCACCGGCGTCGACGAGATCGTCACCGACCTCGCCGCGCTGTGGGAGGACGGGCACCTGCTCGCCATCATGAACGCCCCGTACGACCTCACCCTGCTGCTCACCGAGTGCGACCGCCTCGAGACTGCGACGCCGACGATCGGGCCCGTCATCGACCCGCTCGTCGTCGACAAACACCTCGACCGATACCGCAAAGGTGGCCGCACGCTGACCGACCTCGCGCAGGCGTACCGGGTGGAGCAGGACGACGCGCACCAGTCGACCGGCGACTGCCTCACCACCGCACGCATCGCGTACCGGATGCTGCGGCACGGCGAGATCGCGCAGCTCGACGACCCCGCCACCCTGATGCGTCTGCAGGCGTCGTGGCGTGGGCAGCAGCAGGACTCACTGCGGGCGTTCTGGCAGGGCCGCGGTGACCCGCGCTGGCAGGAGGTCAACAGCGATTGGCCGGTGCAGCTGCGGGAGGCAACGTCGTGATCGTGATCCGCTGCGACTACTGCGGCAAGCAGTACCCACGGCAGCCCCACGACACCCGATGCCCCGCCTTCCCACGACTGAGCCACCTCGAGGACGAGATCGTGCGGACGATTCAGGCGCACGCGGCCATCTCACTGCCCGTCCGACGCCTGATCGCTCGGCAGCTGATCGCCGACGGATGGAGACCACGGTGACCACCGAACCGCGCACCATCGTGCTGCACGACCAGCGTGAGGTGGTCGTCGTCTACGCCCACCACACCTACCCCGACCGCGACGCGCCGATCGACGTCACCGACGTCGACCCGCTACCCAAACCGGGCACCGTCGTCGTCGGCCGCCTCGACCAGGCGCCGGCGAAACTGTCCGAACGTCTCACCGCGTGCCGCATCAAGGTGTCCACCGTCGACCGCGATGGCGCCCTGTACGTGCGCGAGTACGCCCTGCCGATGAGCCTCGACGGGCTCGACTGGGCAGTGACGCACCTCGTCGCCGAGCTGACCGCAGCGATGCTCGACATGCTGCCGTCCCGCACCCTCAAGGAGTTGACCCGATGACCAACCCGAATCCGGCGCGCGGCTGGCTGCGGCTGTGCAATCCGCTCGCCACCCGCCGCCCACCATCGCCGGGCTCGACGCCCGAGGTGGTGCTGTCGACGCCGCCGCTGCCGACGCTGCTGATCAACGACGATTGGCCGCAGACAGCCCGTGTCGGCCGCATCGCGATCAGCACCACCGACGGCGTGCTACGCGAGACGATCGAGCTCGCCTCACCGAATCGTCAGGATCCCGATTTCATGGTGTTCCTGGCGCACCCGAACCGGTTGTACGTGCGACCCCGGTACGGGCTGCCGCATGTCGGCGAGTGGCTGCCGGACATGCCGACACGCGAGGTCGCCGAGGCCGAGCATCGCATCGGCCACCGAATCCGAAAGGCACAACGATGACGATCCCGATCCCGACCCCGCCGAAAGAATCTGCTCTATGGCACCCGGGCCGCGTATTCGTGCGGGCCCGCCCCCGACGCCCGTGGGAGTACGTCGGCCGCCACAGCGACTTCGTGTGGCAGGTGTGGGTGCACACCCCACACCAGCTACACACCGGCGGCGAGTGGCGCTGCACCCTCGAGACCGGCACCGCGTGGGATGCCCGGCGCCGCGCCGACCGCATCGTCAAGCTCGCGCAGCAGGTGTACAGCGCGGCGACGTCGTGGCCGGATGCCCTCGCATGGGCGGCTGGTCTGCTCAACGACGACCCCGCCGCGAGGCTACGCGCGCAACTCGCCCGCGGGATACGCGAGTCGGTGCTACGGCCGAACGCGGTCGGCGGCGACAGCCACATCGGGTTGTTCCAACAGCCGCGGCCGGCAGCGTTCGGTCGCTCGAGCGCAGGGATCTGGGACTGATGGCCGGCACCGTTACCCGCTACCAGTGCGACTGGTGTGGCGCCTATGTGACGTGGCGGAACACCCCCGATGGGCGGCGGGCGTTCGCCGAGTCGAACCGCCGTCACGACTACCACCTGCGGCCGGTCGGCGACTACCACGGACGGCACCGCATCGAGGATGGCGGCATATCGCCGTCGACGTTCAAGGCGTGGGATCTGTGGTGGGCGCTACCCGCGCAGAACCGGCCGCCGCACTTCATCGTTTACGCCGACGAGATCGCCGCCGAGCTCACCCTCGACGTACGCCGGTACCTGGCGGCGCAGGGCATCGACGACGAGGTGTCCGTCGTGTTCGACCGCGACGCGATCCCCGAGGTGTACGCCGACGCGACGTCGCTCGGCACGATCCCGGGCGCACCGTACTGGGTCGACGGGCGGCTGCTGTTCCCGTACCAGCGGGCACTGCCGCCGGGGCGCACCCCGCCGCCGATCGACTGGTCGCAGCCCATCGACGACCCCGAGTTCGAGGCGTGGTTGCGGTCGGTCACGCCGCCCCCATATCCGTGACCCCACCGCGCGGCTACAATCAACCACGACCACCCCTGATAGGAGACCCCACCGATGGCACGGCAAAAGATGCTCGACCTCGTCGAGTTCGCAGCACTCGCGGGCGTCAAGTACGCGACCATGCGCAAGTACCACCAGCGCGCATCGCGGCGACGACGCGAAGTTGCGAGCGGCGACGCGAAGAAAGTCGCCGAATGGATGCTGCCCGAACCCGACGGCCGCATCGGGCAGATGCCGTGGTGGTACGAATCGACGGCCCGTAAGTGGATCGAGGCCCGGCAGAACCGGGCGCCCGCAGAGAACGCATCATGATCGCCGTCGCAGTGCTGTGGGCGTCTGTGGTGCTGTGCATCGCATCCGGCGTCACTGCGTGCGTGGCCGCCCTGTCCGAGGGCTGGCGGTCACGGTGGCGGTGGGTGTGCATCGTGGCCGGTGTGCTCGCCTGCGCACTGTTCGCTGGGATCGCGGCCGCCGCCGAATCAACACTGCCCGACGAACCAACCATCATCGTCAACCCCGAGAACTGAACAGCCCCGCAACACAGAACGGCCGGCACCCGCGAAGGGTGCCGGCCGCCGTGTTCCCACACCCACCGAGGTAGGGGAACGGACCACCAAGGCCGAGACGTATCAGCCCAGGATCGAACGGGTACCAAGCCGTTCGCGACCAAGGATAACCCACGGTCGTGCCCATAATGGGAGACCAGACCACCACCGGATACGAGAGGCACCCGCG